AATATAATTATATAATTAAATACTATATTTTATTAATACTAAATTATTAATAATGCAGTAATAAGTTGAAATCATCGATAATGTGACAATATATATTAAAATAATTAAAATAAATTATAAAATTAGTTATAAAATTAGCAATAATATATAAATAATGCAATCTATTGATTATCAATGCATTGAAATTGCAATATTATTGGAAATATATGACATTTATTATAAAATATGCAATAAAACTTATAATTTATTGCAATATATGGGGCTATTTATTATTTTATTTTCCTAAGTACTTGTATATCAAATACATATGTGTAATATAAATACCCTATTTTTATAATATAACCGTTAATACCAGTAGGCCCCGGGGTAAAATATAAAGAGGGGCAACCTTTTAACCAATTAAAACCTATTATTATGACACTATATTATAAGTATCAGACCTGGAATACCGGCATGCAGATGCAGCCACAAATACCAGAAGAAACAATTCAGCTTTGGAAGAACATCGTAAAGAAAAGCAACTGGCGTATCGTTGAATTGCCAAACGGCTTTTATCAAACCGAGTGCCAGAGCTCAGATAAATGGGAGGATGTGACCCGTAGAGAAACAGTTGAGGGTGCAGAAAGAGCAATCGATTCTTCCATTGAACATTATAAAAAGAAACTAAAGGCTTTAGAAGGACCTAAAGTCGTTAAAACATTTAAATAATGCCATTAGCAAAAAGAAGAACAAAGAAAAAAAAGAAAACAGGATCAAAAAAAGATGCATGTTATTATAGCGTGAAGGCGAGGTATGATGTATTTCCATCTGCCTACGCCTCTGGCGCAATTGCAAAGTGCCGTAAACGAGGTGGCCCTAGAAAAAAGAAAAGGTAATGCCTCGTAAGAAGAAGGACCCCAAAGTGGGTACGGGTAAAAAGCCTAAAGGATCTGGCCGGCGTCTTTATACTGATGAAAATCCAAAGGACACAGTTGGTATAAAATTTAAAACGCCCGCAGATGCAAGAGCTACTGTTGCTAAAGTAAAGCGCATTAGCAAACCCTACGCTCGTAAGATCCAAATATTAACAGTTGGAGAGCAAAGAGCAAGGGTTATGGGTAAAGCCCAAGTCGCTTCTATATTTAAAAAAGGTAAAGAAGCAATAAGAAGAGCTAACAAAAAGAAAAAGAAATAATGCCTTATGTAAGTGCTGCGCAGCGTAAAGCCGTATGGGCGAGTCGAAACGAACAAGCTGCAAAAAAGAAACGTAAAAAGAAACGTAAAAAGAAAAAGAAATAATTATGGGACACAAACACGGAATTGGACCTCAAAGTTTAGGAGCATCGGGAATGAACCCCAAGTCTACACCATGTGGACATTCAAGAACTATGGGTAACTATGGTACACCATTAGATGCATCAGCAGCTCAAAATGCTGCTTTTGGCCCAGGTTCAAAATTAGCAGATGAAGATCCACAAAGAGCTGCAAAAATACTTGAAGGTATAAATGCAGAAGATTCAGGAACGAACTACGGTACGGAAAAAAAAACTCCGCTAGAATTTAACGTATTTGAAAACGCAGATCCTAGAGCTGCTGCAAATATGATGAGTGATATGGCTCCAACCGGTGGCGGTGCACCAGCTGCCCCAACCCCAGCCCCAGCTCCAGCTGCACCTAATACAGGTGGTCCTTTTGGAGGCATTACTGGCGGAGTTGCTGGGATGCTTAGAGAAAGACTCGGCAGTACACGAGGTAGAAGCTCATTTGGTTCTAAATATGGAGATCGGAAAGGTAGAGGTGCCGCAGCAGAAGCAGCTATAGCAAATATAAAACAAAAAACAGGTTCATTACCTGGATTTGGAAGTGCTGGACCTACGGTTAATAGCCCAGGTGGAGGTTCAGGAGGTGCAATAGCAGCAGCCGAAGCAGCGCAAGCATCAGCGGATGCAGCAAATAGTCAAATGGATGCACTTAAAGAAAAACTATCAGGTATAAGAAGTCAATTAGACAGCTTATCTGGAATGATTTAAAATAATAATTATGGCAGGAAAAAAAGTAAAAGCCCCAGCTGGTTTCCACTGGATGAAAAAGGGCTCAGGTTACAATCTTATGAAGCACACAGGTAAATTTAAAGCTCATAAAGGTGCGTCTCTGTACGCAACATTCAATATACAGAAAGTACACAAAGGTGGCAGTAAGAAAAACTAAAAAAGGTTTAGCCTTAAAACGTTGGTTTAAAGAAAAATGGACCGACGAAAAAGGCAATGTTTGCGGTTCTCGTAAAAATAAAAACACCAAAAAGTGTAGACCCTCAAGAAGAGTATCCAGTAAAACAGTAAAAACTTGGGGAGAAATGTCATCCTCTGAAAAAAGCAGAGCTGTTGCTGAAAAAAAGAGGGTTGGTATGGGTAGAAAAACATCACAAATAAGAAGAAAAACCACAAAAGCAAAAAAGAATGTCACTTCCAAAAAACGGCGTCGCTAAAGAAATCCGCTCATATGCGGGTAGTCTATTTATATTTTTGTTCGTAGTAGGTATTATAGTAACACTACTGCAGTTTCCAGTATTAGAATCTAATAAAGAAGTTGTAATGATGCTAATTGGTACCATTGCAGCATCAATACCTATAATAATAAGTAGTATCACTGGTACAAAACCAGATGATGTAACTTCACTTAAAAGCACTATTGAGAAAAAAGAAAATCAAATTGATATTCTTGTAAGTGAAAAAGATAGATTAGAAAAAATGGTTATAGACTTGCAAAAGCAAATGCTTGAAAACCAAGATAATATAATGGATAGGATAATCCTTAAGGCAGCAATGGATTTTGACGATAGGAATTCTAACTGCACATGTAAGAAATAATACGGTATGAAACGAAAATTATCCCGTAAGGCTAAAACAGCTAAAAAGAAAAGAGATCTAAAATACGCAAATTCTAGATCAAGAGAGATTAAAAGAGCTGATAGTCAAAAGAAAAGAAGAGCCGCTAAGAAAAGAGGCAAGAATATTAAAGGTAAAGACTACGATCATAAAGATCAAAAATTTAAATCAATTAAGAAAAACCGCGGTAACGACGGTAAAGGAACTAAAAAAGAAAAAAAATGAGTAAACATACTAAAAGACCCCAGGTTAAAACTATTGGGGAAAAGAATTTTGACGATGAAAAAAGACTTCCCGGCTTTGCTGAAGACATAACTAAAACTAATATTCAAAAAGATGCGCAACAAAGAGATTTCAAAAGCGTTCAACGTAAAGCTTTAAAAGAATCTACATCAAATAACTATGGAACTATGAAAGCACCAAATAATATGGGAGCTCCAAATTTTTATGTAATGAATCCTGGGAGCCCTAATAAAAAAATGGATACACCGGGAGGTTTTTCATATAAAGCATCAAGTACAATGAATAAGCTTGGATTTGTAGATTCAGGAATGAATGAGGGTCATGAAGCTGTAGCTAATTATGGTCATTCTCCTATGCCTTTTGATGATACGAAAAAAAAGAAGGAGACCAAGCCTACTGAATTAGATAACGTAACTGTTAAAGCTCCTAAAAATATAACTATTACAGAGGCTTTTTATACTGATCCATCTGGAAGACCATCTAAAACAACTAAAGAAGGTCATAAAATTATAACTAAAACTGATCCAAACAAATACACACTTATAGATGGCAAACGTAAAAAGGGAAAAATAATATCTCAATCTTTTCCAATTTACGATAGATCATAAAATATTTAAAAAATAAATGCCCTTAGCTAAACGCAAAACAAGAAGAAAGCCACCGGCTCCTTCAAAGAAAAAATCGCTAGGTTACTATGCTAAAGTTAAAAAAGGTGGAGGTACTGGAAAAAAAGCAGGCGGTGGTATGACCGCTAAAGGGGTTGCTAAATATAGAAAAGATAACCCCGGCAGTAAATTAAAGACTGCAGTTACCACACCTCCTTCTAAATTGAAAAAAGGTAGTAAAGCAGCAAAAAGAAGAAAATCTTTTTGTGCACGTTCTAAAAGTTGGACCTCAGAAAGAGGTAGAGCTGCTAGACGTAAGTGGAACTGCTAAAATAAAAAATTAAATCAAATTAAATTAAATGTCACAATTCGGTAAAACAAAGCTAGTTAAAAAGATGCATTTTGATAAAAGTGCACAAGAAAAGCTTTTAACAGGTATAGATAAAATAGCAGAAGCTGTTGGATCAACACTTGGTGCAAGCGGTAGAAATGTAATTATAGAAAATGATTATGGAGATCCGCATGTAACTAAAGATGGTGTAACAGTAGCAAACAATATATTATTACAAGATCCGGTTGAAAATATTGCTGTGTCTATGATGAAACAAGCAGCACAAAAAACCGCATCGATTGCTGGAGATGGTACTACAACTTCAATAGTACTAACAAAAGCAATAATAGATTCATTTTATAAATTAAAAGGTCAAGACTTTTCATTTAGAGATATTAAGTCTGGTATAAATAAATTTGCTAAAGATGTTATAAAATATATAACAGATAAAGCAATACCTGTAGATCTTAACAAGTTGCTAGATGTATCTATTATATCTACAAATAATGATGTTGATTTAGGTACCACTATTGCTCATGCTTTTGAAGCAGCGGGTGATAATGGTATTGTAACTATGGAAACATCTCCGAATAACAATACATATATTGAAAATGTAAACGGTACTAAAGTTGGTAGTACCTGTAAAGTTCCTCATTTTTATACTAATAAAGAAAAAGAACTTTGCGAACTTGAAAACCCTCTCATCTTTATGAGTGTTTCTGACATACCTAATGTTAGAAAAATTCAAGAAATCCTGGAGTATGCAATCAAGTCCAATAGAAGCATGCTCCTTATTGCGCCTTTGGAATCACAGCCACTTACGGCACTTGCAATGAATAAAGCAAAGGGCAATATTAAGGTCAATGTTATAGACCCTCCTAGTTTTGGGCTTAAACGAAAAGATATACTGGAGGACCTTGCATTGCTTGTCGGGGCTACTGTTTTTGATGAGAGCCTGGGGGATTCGATTGATGCGATTACCCCTGACATGTTAGGATCAGCTGACCGTGCTGTTTCCGATAAAGACGGTACTGTACTTGTTGTTTCTGAAAAAAGCAAAGAAGTACAAGATCGAATTGAGTATTTAAAAACTACTCTTGTTAAAGAAGATCATGCTGTTATGACTAAACATTTAACAGATAGAATTGCACTTTTAAGCGGAGGCGTTTCTGTTATAATGGTTGGAGCAGCAACTGAGGTCGAATTAAAAGAAAAGCAAGATAGAGTAGACGATGCAATACATGCGGTTAGAGCTGCAAAAAAAGAAGGTATATTACCAGGTGGAGGTTCAGCATTAGCAAATGCTGCCACAATGAATTGGGAGCATACACTAAACCAAGGTGAATTAAAAGGAGTAAATATACTTCAAGAAGCTCTTATTGCACCATTTACAAAAATACTTACAAATGCTGGGCTTAACCCTAAAGACTATAAATTAGACAAATGGGGTAAAGGCGTAGATGTAACATGTGGATGTCCTAAGAATATGATTAATAAAGGAATAATTGATCCACTTCTGGTTACAAAAACAGCACTTGAAAATGCAATATCTGTTGCCACAACAATATTATCTACAGATTGTGTAATATCAAATGTTAGAGAAGTATGAGAGCAATAGGTAATTATATAATACTTGAAGAAGTATTAGAAAAAATTGTAAAAACTAAAGGTGGTTTAGAATTAGGAGAAAAACATAGAGAAGATATAAGATATAGAAAAGGTATAGTTATGTCTTCTGGCTCTGAAATTATTAAACAAAACGACCAAATATTATTTGATAAAGTTGCAGGTCACGACGTTGAGCATAATAAAAAAATATATAAAGTAATTATGCTAAGAGACGTAATAGCAGTTTTATAATGGATAGATCAGATTTTATTCAAAGAGGTGAGCTTAAAGTAGATTTTTTAAAAAACTATAGGCTTATATCTAGATGGGCATGTAAAAACAATGAACTAAGTATTTCTGATTTAGAATTATTATTTTATTTAGATCCTATTACTTATTTTACTATAAATGATTTTAAAGAAGGCACAATATATTATTCTTGGGATAAAGAAAGGTTTTACAGACTTCAAAGAAACGGTTGGATTGATAAAATTCATATTGGGAAAGGAAGATTTGGAGATCACAATAAATATAGAGTAAGTTATAAAGGTAAATATCTTATAAATAGAATATACAAAATGCTTATAGGTGAAGAATCTATACCAGAGTCTGCTAAAAGAAATAAAATATTAAAAAGAAAAACTTATATAGACAAAGTATATAGTCAAGCTATAAAAAAATTTAACAAAAAAAAATAAAAGAAAATGGCAATTTTAACGATTACACCAACAGTAAATGCTACAACAGGAGAAGTAACTTATACTTCATCTAATCCAGGTAATGGCGACATTATAACAGGTGTTGTACTTAGAGATTTTATGTCTAATGGTCCTGAAAAAAAAGCTGATGGTACATATGAAACGGATGTTGCTAAATTAGTTTTTGACACTAAAATAAGGCCCAATAGCTTTACAGCTGTAATGACAATAACTAAATCAGGAACTGATTATCCTATAATTATGTTAAAAGCTCCGGAAGGATTACAAAATGAATATAAATGGGCTACAGGCGATGTTATTACAGTTAATCCTGTAATTGCTGCACTTATAACTAACGGATAAAAATAAAAAAATGAAAAAACTAAAAGTACATCTTCACGACAATTTACCTGGTATGATGGTTAATTTATCTTCAGGTGATGAAAAAAAATTAATGAAGCCTATTACAAAAAGAGCTAAAGAAGCAGCAAACGGAACTTTATTAAAAAATAAATAATGGCAAGAATCAGTACATATACAATCGATTCCTTAATTGAGGGATCTGATAAGCTTTTGGGTACTGATGCAAATTCTAGTTCCGCATTAGCAACCAAAAATTATACTATAGATAGTCTAAAGGCATATATAACTGGCGACCAAACAACGGCTGTCATACCTGATGTAGTGCCTTTAGGTTTCTTTCTTTCTGTAAACAGAGAAGGTACAGCATTTGAAAAAGCACAAGTTAGAACTTTAGCAGGTTCTGTGTTAACAAATGTTGTTTTAAAAAGCAGCACTGTAAATACAGGTGCTGATATATATTTAAATACACTTGGCACAGGCCAAGTTTTTTTAATTATACGTGATTACAACGATGGCCAGTTTGGTGTAGATTTTGATTTTCAAGCATTTGCAGATAATTCAGCTACATTTACAGGAGTATTAGGTGGTGTTACATATACAGGTACAGTAACATCTTTTAATCCAGGAACACTTACAAGTGATAGCCCTGCTGCAAATGATAGTAAATATGTAACATCTGGTGGTAATAAATTTACTGAATTTTGTTTTAATGTAACTTTAGATTCTGGACAAACATATACAGGAGGTCAAGTTGCTTTTACATCATTTACATTTTTAACAGGAGCACAACAAGTTGAAACACAAATTGTAGGAGGGTTAAAAATTACAAGGGGATTAAATATTGAAGGTGATGTTGTAATAGGTACAGATACACCAGATACTGATCCTCAGTCACTTACGGTACACGGGCCTATAAAAATTAAAGATACTGAAGGAAGTATTGAATTTGGTGATACAGCACCAAATGTTACTTTAACTACAGATGGTACTAATTTAAATATAGGTGGTAACGGTACAAATGTAATATCAAATAGTACTAGATTTACGCAAGACATTGTAAAAGACACAGATACAACTGCTAATAATGGTAGAACTATAATGGGTCAAAACTCATTCACTGCTATTAATACAGATGGTACACGTTCTGTATTATCATCAACAGGTATTTCATTACAAAATTCTTCAGGTGTTCCAACAGGTGCACAAATTGTGCCTGTAGCAGGTAATCCTTCTAGTCTATCAGGACTTACTGATCAAGGCACATTATCACAATTACAAGTCGGCACAGATTATTATGATCTACCAGAATTAACATCAGGAGTTGCAGTAGCACTTCCTGGCCTTTCAGAAGCTTTAGCAGGTCCATCTGGTAATATTACTATGGGAAGATTATTTTATGGTATAAGACAAAGTAACGGTGCTTTATTTCAAGCGGCTACATCACCTGCTAGTTTTTCAGGAATAACAATATCTTCTGGTGCAACAAGTGTTGTATTATCTTCATCAAATCATACAGCTATAAAAACTCTACTTGATGCAACACCTGCAAATCAAGCTTTATATTTTGTAGAAAGTACATATACCACTGCATTTCCATCTGTTGGCGCATTAATTAATGATACTTCAGTTAATATTTATCAAATAGTATCTGAGGTACAAAGTAATTTATCTATAACATTTGGTAAGCAAGGTAATGGTATAATTACAATTAATACAAGTCAGTTTAATGTAAATTCAGAAGTATTTAAATTAAATGATATACCTAATGCTGCTAAGACAAATTTCTTGCAATATGATACATCTACTAAAGCTGTATCTCATTCTGCAATAAATATTACAGCTGCGGCAAATGGTGTTACATATGATTTTGGTGGCAATAATGATGTACCTGTAGCTTCTATAAATTTTGATAATTTACAAATTACAGCTCCCGCAAATGGTCAGGTTGTTTTAAAACAAGGTTATGCTTATGGAGGTGCGTTAACTGCAAATACAACTGTAGAAAACTTTAAGCATTACATATTAGATGCAATATCTGCAGATAAAACAGTAAGCCTACCGGCAGGTACAGCGGGAAGCAGCATAAGATTTACAAACATGTCATCACTTAATTCAGCAGGTGGTTATGTGGCTTCATCTTATTGCTGGACAATAAACCCAAATGGGTCAGAAAAAATAATGAGATCTACATCACTTGTACTAGATGAATCAACAGCTTCATTTGAACTGTTTTATTCAGATGCTACAAATGGTTGGATAGTAAATGGATTAAGCTAATGGGACTAACAATAGATATGCCGGTTGCCGGACTTTTAAGTCCCGCTGGCGCACAAGGTTTTATAATAACCGGAAACACTACTGCTGTAGAAAATGGAATTTATATAATACAAGGGTCAAGTACTTTAACACTTACACTTCCTACAACACCAAGTCAAGGAAGTACAATACTTGTTAAAAATACAGGAACTGGTACTGTAACTGTAAGTTCTGCCGCAAATATAGAAGGTGCTAGTGGTAATGTAACTATGAATACACAACATCAATTTATAAGATTTGTATACATATCTGCATCTTATGGATATTTAAAAGCATAGATAAATGGCAAATTTAACAGAAATAATAGGTGGTCAACCCTTTGAATCAGGTGCGACTGGAAATAAAAAAAATAACCTACTAGATTTTTGGAAAGGAACACAAGCACAATACGATGCACTTAAACAAACAAGTGCAACAACAAGTGGAAACCCATCGAGTGCTGCAACTGTAGATTTTACAGTAACTTCTTCTTCTATATTTAGTGTTGGCCAAACAGTATATGTAACAGGTAGTGGCTCTGGTAATACAACAAGAACAACAGGCACTGTAAACAGTGTACCTGATGCAACAAGTGTTATTGTAGCATTTACTCCTGCTTATACATCAGGAGCTGCTACAGGGTATCAATTAGATCTTTATGATCCTAATACATTTTATATAATTATATAATGCCAATAAACATACAACATGACGCTGCTTCCGCTTTAAAAGTAGGCCATGAAAATGTTTCGGCTGGTTATGTAGGACATGAGCAGGTATATCCTAATACCGTTGAAATAAGTAACTTTAGATTTCCAACTACAAATGCTGGTGTGTTAAGAACAGGAAACGTTCCTGTTGGAGGGGCTGCACTTTCGGATGATTATAATGTAGAAATAACTGGTCCTATAGGAGCAACATTTACATTAGCAGGTATAAATACTGTAAATTCAGGTCAATTTAGTAATCCTTATACCCTAACATCTTCACCATTTCGTTTTGATGTTGTTATAGGTAGTAATAATGTTTGTGATTCCTCCTTTACATCACCGGGTGTAGTTATAACTCCTACAGGAAGCACACAATTAGCTTCAGGTATAAATGCTACACAAGCTATAGGTCAAACTGCAGGTACGGTTTCATCTTCATTTACCCCTTCTGTATCTTTTTCTGTTACAGAAAATAGTAGAGTTTTAACTTACGTAGGTGGATCACCTTTTTTTACAGGAGGATCATCCTGGACAGTTACAGCTACAGTGGGTGTAGATACTACAAAAGTTAGTTACTATACTCTTGGATGGTATAGAGGAAATGGAACTACCAGTACATATGGAACGACTATAGCTAATAATGCTGGCTCTGGTACTTATACTTTTAGTTTAACAGGTGGCACAGCGGGATATGTTAGGTTTCATGTTAATACATATGCTATTTCATCCCCTCCTAATTGTTATACTGCTAGTCCTTTTAAAACATCTACATCAAATTATTATCCATAATGTCTAGAATACAACAGTTGCCTTTAGATACCACTATCACTGGTGGCGATAAACTAGTAGGAACAGATGTTGGTAATAACAATGCTACTAAAGCATACCAAATTGAAACTATTGCTGCATTTTTTGCACAAACAGGAGCGGCTGATCCTCTTAGATCAGGATTACAATATAATTATGCTGGTAAATATACAAATAATACAATTGCTTCAGGTGAATTTAGGTATCAAGTAGACCCTACCGCACCCTCGGCCTTTGGTTGGGCTAATATAACCGGTATAGCTGTTAGCAGATACAATAGAAATTTAGTTGATATAAATCCTATAATAGATTTATTTACAAATCAACTAATAAGACTTACAGATGTTGATACATCTAGTAATAAAAGTTATGCAATATATGAGGTTGGTATTAAAACAGATTTAACAGGTGCATATTTATTAGCATTAACACATAGAGGTAGTGCTGGAACACCGGTTGGTGGAGTAACTTCAATAGCACCATCTGGTTTTACAAATGAAACAACATTTACATTTACGCAAGGTACATTGAGTGACACATGGACAATAAATCATAATTTAGATAGATTCCCAAGTGTTACCGTAGTAGATAATTCCAACAATATAGTAGTTGGCGCCGTAACATATAACAATTCAAACCAAATAGTTATTTCCTTTTCAGAAACAGTAATAGGAAAAGCATATTTAAACTAAAAAAAAATGGCAATAAAATATTTAAACAGTTTAGATTTAAACAAAAATCAGTTACAAAATGCTGTTATACAAACTGCATCTTCTGATCCGTCTTCACCTGTTGCAGGGCAAATATATTATAACACTACAGATAATGTTATAAAGTTTTACAATGGATCAGCTTTTGTAAGTGCTGGTGGTGATTTAACTGCTGTAACAAGTGCAACAACAAATCAACTTACTGTAGCAAATGAAACAGGTCCAGCACCTGCATTAACTGTTGTAACGGGAGCTGTTGCAAATAATGGCACTGCACTTGCCACAGGAGATCAAATATATGATTTTGTAACAACAGGTATTAATGCAAGAATACAAAATGTTACAAACCCAACAGGTGCACAGGATGCAGCAACTAAAGCATATGTTGATAGTGTTGCTACAGGATTATTAGAATATAAAGGAGGATATAATGCTTCAACTAATTCACCCGCATTAACAGGTGGGTCTAACATTGCAAGTGATGCAGGAGATACATATACTGTAACTGCAGATGGTACTTTTATAAGTGAGCAGGTTAGAATTGGTGATTTAATTATAGTTGAAGAAGCAATATCAGCTAGCTCAACTCCTGCACTTTCAAAATTTACAATTGTACAATCTAATGTAGATTTAGCAACTGCTGCCGCTACAGCGGGCGCTGCTGTAAAAGGTATTTCAGGTTATGACTCAAATAACTTTTCTGTATCTAGCGGTTTTGTATCACTCAAAAAGTTTTCAGCTAATATAGGTGATGGTTCTAATACGTCATATACAGTAAATCATGCACTTGGTTCAAGAGATGTAATTGTACAACTATATGACAATTCGTCTTATGATACAGTTATTGCAGATGTGGTAAGAACAGATACAAATAATGTAACAGTCTCATTTACCGCAGCACCATCTACAAATGATATAAGAGTGCTTATACAAAAAATTTAATACATGGGTCTAAAATTTAAGTCACCATTAGAAATTTCCGGGCATAGAGCTATAGAACATAGTGATAATCCTCAGATTCTTATAGTAAAAGTAGTTACAAAAACCGCTGCACATCCTTATTTTGGTGTTGGTAGTACTTTAGGCTACACTATAAATGGTGTTGAAAGTCCTTATCTTGAATTTACTCCAGGTAATACTTATAGATTTGATCAATCTCATAGTTCAAACAGTGGGCATCCTCTTAGATTTTATGAAGATGCTGCTAAAACAACATCATATACAACAGGTGTAACTAATAATGATGCTTCGGCTGTACCAGGAAATTCAGGTGCATATACACAAATTATACCAACATATTCTATACCTCCTGTATTACACTATCAATGTTCCAACCATGGGTATATGGGTAGCTGTACTAAATATGGTACTGGCACTGTAGGTGACACATATTCTATAAATGCTACACAAGATGGTAGTAATGTAGATTTAAATTTAGATGCTGCAAGTGGCACAGATTCAACTGTACAACTAAATGCTGGTAGTAATATAACTCTTACTAGAGATAATGCTAATCAAGTTACAATAGCATCTACGGCATCTGGTGGTATAAGTGGAATTACAATAAAAGAAGAAGGTAGTGCTTTATCTACAGCTGCAACAACTTTAGATTTTGTTGGATCAGGTGTAACTGCTTCAGGCACAGGAGCTACTAAAACAATTACTATAAGCGGAGGTGGTGGAAGCGGAGGCCAAGTAACTACACAAAAAAATATATCAGGAGACGGTACTACACAGGCTACAGATGGATCAAGAACTCAATTTACAATATCATCTACACCTGCTAGTGAAAACAATTTACAAATATATATAGACGGTGTTTACCAATCAAAAAGTGATTTTTCTGTAAGTGGAACAACTGTAACACTAGATGCTGCTCCTGCAACAGGAGCTGTATTAGAAATAATACATTTTACTGTTATAGATGCTAATATATTTTTGCAATCACATACTACAGCAAATAACAGTACAACTTCTTTTTCAGCGGGTGGTGTTATAGCAAATGAAAATGATACACAGGTTTATATAGATGGTGTTTATCAAAGCAAAAGTAATTATTCTGTTTCTGGAAGTAATGTAGTTTTGAGTACTGCTCCTGCAACAGGTGCAATTGTTGAAATAGTAAATATAAAAGCTAGTGCATCAACTTCTGGTTCTGTAACTTGGGAAACAGCAATTAAAACAGCTAATTTTACCGCAGCTGCAGGTAAAGGTTATTTTGTAAATACAACATCAAACACTGTAACAGTTAGTTTACCTGCCGGGAGTTCCGGCGATGAAATACATTTTACAGATTATGCAAGTAATTTTGATACTAATGAACTTATACTTTCTGCTAATGGTAGTCAAAAAATATTAGGAGAAACAGATGATCATAAATGTATTACAGAAAATGCTACTGTAAGATTAATATATCAAGATGATATCAAAGGCTGGACTGCTGATAATATTGAAACAACAGTAGTTGCTGTAACTGTTCATTATTTAGTTGTAGCAGGAGGAGCTGGTGGTGGTCACGTTGGTGGTGGCGGTGGTGGTGGTTACAGAACAAATAATGGAGGTACTGCTTTAACTTTACAACCCTCTACAAATTATACAGTAACAGTTGGTGCAGGTGGAAATGCTTCAACTTCAACCTCAAGTCCTGCAAATGCTACATCAGGAAGTAATAGTGTATTTGCAACTATAACATCAGCTGGTGGTGGTTTTGGTGGTGCTAATACAGCTGCTCATACAAACGGAATAGCCGCAGACGGTGGTTCAGGTGGTGGCGGTGGCTGGGATGGTACAGCAACTCAGAATGCAGGTGGTGATGGTAATGTTCCTAATACTACTCCTTCTCAAGGAAACGATGGTGGGGATGGTGGTCTTTCTCATCCTTATTATGCTGGCGGCGGCGGTGGTGGAGCCGGTACTGCAGGATCAAATGCAATATATAGCGGTCAAGCTCAAGGCGGTGCTGGAGGTAATGGAGCGGCTAACTCAATTTCAGGAACTTCTGTTACATATGCAGGAGGAGGAGGCGGCCAAGGTATGCAATGGACAGGCGGTGCAAGTGGGCGTACCGGTGGTGCTGGAGGCTCCGGAGGCGGCGGCCAAGGCGGTGGATCTACTACGCCTACAGACGGAGGAACTAATTTAGGAGGTGGTGGTGGATCTCCAGGTTATGTAACATCAGGTGTTGGAGCAGGTGGATCAGGTGTAGTAATATTAAGTTATCCTAGTGCTTTAACATTAACTGTACCGGGTGGTTTAACAAGTTCTACTGCTACGGTTGGATCAAATAAAGTAACAACATTTACGGCAGGAACCGGAAACGTACAATTTAGTTAAATATGGCACATTACGCTTTTTTAAATATGCAAAATATCGTTACTGAAGTTATAGTAGGTAAAGATGAAACAGAAGGCCCTACAAATTGGGAGATGCATTACGGTAATATTCGTGAGCAGGTTTGTAAAAGAACATCTTATAATACTTCAGGGGGAAAACATAGAAATGAGGGTACACCTTTTAGAAAAAATTTTGCAGGTATTGGATTTACATATGATTACGCAAGAGATGCATTTATACCACCTAAACCTTTTGATAGTTGGGTATTAAACGAAAATACATGTCAGTGGGATCCTCCTATAGAAGAACCTTCTAAGGATAAATTATATAGATGGGATGAAGAAAATAAAGCATGGTTAGAACTTAAAAGATAAAAAATGGCATTAACAAAAGTAACACATAACGTTTTAGAAAGCAGATATACAGGGTCTAGCGCTTTATCATCAGCAGCAGCAGTAACTGTAGATAGTTCTGCAGCTAATGTATTTACGATAACAGCAGGCCATAGTATAACATTTAATTTTACTAATGTAAAAATAGGTGATGTTAAAACAATTATAGTAACTGGAGGTGGTGGTTCTTATACATTGACACTTGGAACAATAAATGGATCTTCTGGTACTTATAATAATTTAGGGGGTACCTATGACGACACAGGTAGTACTAAAAATATAGTAGAAATAAAGTTTGTGTCAACCTCGGAAGCATGGTATCAAATTTCAAAAGCGGCAAGTTAATATGGCAAGAGTAAAAGTTATAAATGGTAAGCCGGTGGTATTTAATAAACTACCAGAAGTTTGGCAAGGTATAAATGGCCATTATTTAAATTTTGATAAAATGAGCGAAGATATATGGCTTGAAAATGAATTTTTTGAACTCAAACTTCCTGAATATAATCCAGAAAATCAAAAGCTATTTAATTTACATTTTAATAGTGGAACAAACGTATACACATATAATGTTAAAGATTTGGAACAAATATCTGAGCTTGATAAAGAAAAAAATAAAAAAATAGCTTCTTTAAGAAAAAATAGTAAAATTGATACTATATCAAACTCTGTATTTGAAAAAGAAACAAACATAAGAGAATTAGATACAATAGACAAAGTAAAAAACTTTGATATAACAATTTAATATGGCCCTTGACCAAAAATTTTTTAAAAAATCTACATCCGCTAGTTCTGGATTAGCAGACCAAGAGCAAGGACTTGTTTTACATTTAGATGCTAATGATGTAGATTCGTATGACGGTGATGGGTCTGTTTGGTATGATATTACAAAACATGAAGTAAATATACCTCTTATAGATAAAGCAGATAATTTACAACTTCATTTAAATGCAAGTGATACGACTTCTTATGGTGGTAGTGGTTCAACTTGGACAGATATAAGTCAAAATACAAATAATGCTACAAAAGTAAATGGTCCAACTTATGGCTCTGACTTAAGAGGATATTTTGACATGGATGGTTCTGATGATATATTTGAAATTAGCTATGACGCTAGTTTATATATGACAGCTAATACAGGTTTTGCAATAGAAACTTGGGTTAACAGAGATAGTGATGCTGAAGGATATATAATAGCAAGTAGAGATAGCACTAATTTTCCTTATGCTCTACAGTGGAATAGTTCCACTCATGGTTACTATGGTTGGATTTGTGGAAGTACTGCAACGGCTTCTGCAAATGTTGGACTAAGTGAAAATACAACTAATGGAGTAGGAAATTGGGACCACGTTGTAATCACTCAATCAAGTAGTGATAGAAAAAACAGATTATATGTAAATGGTACATTAACAGCTACCTCATCTGCAGTAACAGGAGTGCATTCTACATCTAGTAATGTTTATATAGGTGCTTATCATCAAGGAGCTGTTAAATTTAACGGTAAAATAGGTGTAGTTAGAATTTATAATTTAGAGCTAACAGCAGATCAAGTAGGACAAAACTTTAGAGCAGGTAATTTTATAAATTACTCATCTATAATTACATCTAAACACGAAGCAACTTTAGGAGATATATATACAAGTAATTTACAATTTGACCTGGACGCAAATAATTATACAAGTGGGTCTACTTTAACAGATGCCCAGGGAAATCATAATGGTACAATTACTAATGCAACTCATACTAATGATAATAACTCTGATTATTTTGTACTAGATGGAAATGATGACTATATAACAATAGCACACAATAATCTTTTTCATATGACAGCTGATTGTTCTTGGGAGTTTTTAATTAAAAGAAACTCAACAACTAATGAACAACAAATAGCATATTATGGTAGCGGTATAACTTGGCCCAATGCAGGGTCTAATACTAGATGGTTTTTTAATTATGCTAATCAAGGTGGGTATGGTTTTTATTTTTATAATTATGATACTGCAAGCTATGTTACTAGTGGTAATATAAATTCTAATAATTTAACAGGTGAATATGAACATCTTATTATTACTTGGGATGTAAGCGCGAAAAAATATCAACTTTATTATAACGGCGTTTTAACTGAAAATTTAAATGTAGTAGGGTCTGGAACAGTTGGAGATCATTCTGTTACAAATGAACCTTTATATTTAGGTAGAGCAAATGGGTATACAGGACAACCAGCTCTTAATGGAAATTTTGCTATTGCAAGATTTTATACATCAACATTAAATGCAACTCAAGTATTACAAAATTACAATGCTATTAAACCTCTATATAAAAATGTAACAGCTCTTATTGACTATAGACCAGATCAATATTCTGGATCAGGCACTAGTATAACTAATTTAGGTAGCTTATCAAATAATGCTGTATTAACAGGTGGGCTTGAATCTACATATGATAAAGAGTTAGGTGACTCTTTCTTTTGTGATGGCACTAGCAATAAAGCTGTTGAAACAGCATCGAATGTAGTGTTAAATCAACTTACAGATGGATATAGCTGGGAGTTTTGGGCAACGTTTACATCAAATACTCAAGGCTATGTAGCTTCTTTTAATTATTCTACTACTTATTATAATATATCTTTTAGAGGAAATTCTAATGGTGGATTAGCTATTTTGACAGTACCTAGTACACCTTCTGGTAATAATACTATAGAAATTGGTAAGTGGGTTCATGTAGCTGCTACAGTAGATTCTAATGGATATAAAATTTATTTAAATGGTATACTAAAGGGTTCGCTATCTCAAGCACCACCAAATGCTAATTTAAATAGTAAACTTTATTTTGGGCGTTATCATTCCTCAAGTAATGCGGATGCTAGGCATGTAGGAAATTTAGGCGACATGCGTTTTTACAAAGGAGCGCTAACAGCAGATCAAGTAGCACAAAATTATTTAGCTACAAAAAGTAAATATACTAATGGTAATAATGCCACTATTACTGGAGCTAGTTGGAATACAAATAGCAGTCCTGCTTATAATTATTTTACTTTTGATGGCTCTAATGATAAAATGGAGATAGTACATAGTAGTGATGTTCAAATAGACGGGCCATATACTTGGATGTTTTGGTTTAGGCCACATAGTACAAATTCAGGTAAATATTTAATGAGTAAAGTTCAGGCATCACAATACGGGCAAAATATTCTTTTACAATCTAGTAATGTTATAAGATTTACAGGATATTCATCTGGCGGTTATGGCTCAAGACACGAAACCGCTACAAGTGCTTTTACAGATAATGCTTGGCAACATTTAGCTATTACAATTGAAGGAAATAGCAGTGGGGATGATGTTGATTTTTTTATAAACGGAAGTCAGGTTAGTCATTCAACTGGTACATATTCATCAGCAACGTTAACACAAGATCAAGCGTCTAATACAAGTAATTCAAATTTATTTTTAGGTGCATATCAATTTGGTAGTTCTCCAAATCATTTTTTTGATGGTGATATTGGTTATTTTAAATGTTTTAAAAAACAATTATCTAGTGCAGAAGTATTAGCAGAATATAATTCAACTAAAGGAAAATACGGACTTTAATTAAATAATATGAAAAAAAAATTTAAAGATACTGCAGTTGGAAAGTTTTTATTAAACAAAATTCCAACTGTAGTCGGATCAATTGCTAGTGGCACACCAGCTGGTGGTATTATAGAAGCTATAATAGGTAGTAGTGAAATGTCTGATGGTGATAAAGAAATTGCTTTAGAAAAACTAAAACTTGAAAGAGCTGAAATAGATGGGACAACAGAAAGATGGGTGGCAGATGCTGGCTCAGGCGCATGGCTTGCGGCCAATGTACGTCCCTTAGTATTAATATTTTTAACAGTGAGCTATGTAATTGGGTGGTACTTAGGTTATCCACTTGATTCAATAACCGGTTTATTAACAATAGTAATCGGAGGCTATTTCGGATCGCGAGGCGTGGAGAAAGTCTTTGGAAATAAAATGCACAAATAAAATGCAAGACTTAAGAATTTATGGTATAAGTTTAGGTGGTATAACTTTTTCTATAATGCCAGATATAAATCCGCTGCTACAAACAGTAGTATTATTATTAACAATAGTATATACCGTAATAGGTATAAAAAATAAATTAAATAGTAAATAAAATGCCTTTAAAATATTTTAATGAATCTGAATTTAACGATTTCAAAATGATGAATAAAAAACTTCTTAATATGTTAGATAACTTACGAGAAGTATATGGTTCACCAATAAAAATAACATCAAGTTATAGAAGTCCTGATCATCCAATAGAAGCAAAGAAAAAAGCACCAGGTGAACATGCATATGGTAATGCTGTTGATATTGCAAGTGTTGGAGGTGAGGCAACATTTAAATTAGTTAAAGCAGCTATGGAAGTTGGCTTTACAAGGATAGGAGTAAGTAGAAAAAATAATTTTGTCCATGTTGGTATCGGTTATCCCGGTGCGCCTGATATAACTCTTTGGACATATTAAATTAAATTAAATGAAATTAATAAGAAAAATATCAATTGGCCAAGATTATAAAAATGAAGCTATGCATTATTCTGTAGGGCAAGAAGTTTATGGTGGTCATAAAATATGTGATATATTTGAAAAAGAAAACGGGTATCATATATATATAGAAAAAGATAATAATCAAATACCGTGGAAACACTTTAATACAAATATGGCTGTTTCAGTAGAATATAATTTAGATTATTAATGAATGCAATTTACAATTATATTATATTATGTAAAAATAGATATAATAATTCTAAAAAAATAAAAGATAAAGAATTAGTTCTTAATACAGAAATAACAGAAAGAGATTATCATTTTGTAAATAGAATAGGTAAAATTATATCATTACCTTTATTTATAGATACTCCTGCTAAGATTGGTGATGAAGTAATATTACATCACAATGTATTTAGAAGATGGTATGATATAAGAGGTAATGAAAAAAACTCTGCTGCTTTTATAAATGAAAATGAATATATAGTATCTCCAGATGAAATCTTCGCATATAAAAGAAATAATAAATGGTATTGTTTTGATAAATTTTGTTTTGTTAAGCCATTAAAAAGCAATTCTAAATGGAGTGTTTTAAAAGAAAAAAAATTATTAGGGAAGCTTGTGTATAGCAATAATTATTTAAAGTCATTAGGTGTGTCCTGTGGAGATATAGTGGGCTTTAAACCTAACTCTGAATATGAGTTTAATATAGAAAATAAAAAATTATATAGAATATTATCAAATTATATAACACATGTCGAGAAAACAAAGAGTAATTGATGCTGCAGAAAAAGCTTTAATTGAACTTGAAAAAGTTATTATACAAACAATAGATTTACAAGAATTAGATCCTGAAAAAGCTAAAATAGCTGCACAAGCAAAATGGGTTGCAATAGATGATTCATTAAAAATTATAGAAAAGATAGAAGAATTATCTGAAGATAAAAAAGAAACAAAGTCTGCTAAATTTTTAAGTGTAGAAGAAAGAATTAAATAATGTATAAACAAAATTTATATTCAATTTATAAAAGCCATTTAACTGATAAAAAAGTAAAGCATAAAAATAAACATAAAAAATTTAGTTACGGTTATAATGAAGATCTTGATTGCGTTGTTATAAGTAAAGATGGTACAATAGGTGATATATATGAGATACAGGGTCTAAAGGTAGCAATACCTAAAACTCCTAGTATTATAAATGGTTCTGATTTAAAAAAAGAAGATCAGGTATTTATAAGAAAAGAAAGACCTCAATCATTAAATAGAATAAAAACTATATATGATTTTAAAGCACAAAGAGAAGATACAAAAGAAAAATATTATAAATATATTGATGACGAGTTTAATCATCGTGTTGATGGCTATTGGTTCATGTGCAACGGTACCCCGTGTTACCTTACAGGATCGCACTATGTATATCTCAACTGGACTAAGATCGACGTGGGTGCACCCGACTTTCGACATGCAAACAGGATATTTTTCTACTTTTGGGAGGCATGCAAGGCTGATTACAGATGCTATGGGATGTGCTACCTTAAGAATAGACGGTCTGGTTTCTCCTTTATGGCGTCTTCAGAAATTGTCAACATTGCAACAACAACTAAGGATTCAAGATTTGGGATTCTTTCTAAAAGTGGAGCCGACGCTAAGAAGATGTTCACGGATAAGGTGGTCCCAATCTCAACTAATTACCCGTTCTTTTTTAAACCAATACAGGACGGTATGGAACGTCCAAAGACGGAACTCTCGTACAAGGTACCGTCAAGGAGACTCACTCGTAATACGATCCGTGCCACAGCCACCTCCTCCGATGAGATACCAACCGGCTTGGATACCACAATTGACTGGAAGAACACAGGGGATAATTCATATGACGGGGAGAAATTACAACTCCTCATCCACGACGAATCGGGCAAATGGGAAAGGCCGGACAACATCCTCAATAACTGGAGGGTTACAAAAACGTGTCTCCGTCTCGGGTCGAAAATAGTTGGTAAATGTATGATGGGATCAACATCTAATTCATTAGATAAAGGTGGAAGTAATTTTAAAAAACTTTATTATGACTCAGACGTTACAAAACGAAATAAGAATGGCCAGACTTCAAGTGGATTATATGCTTTGTTCTTACCTATGGAATGGGGTTACGAAGGATTTATCAATAAGTATGGGTATCCTGTATTCGACACTCCATCAAAAACGATTGAAGGAATTGATGGTGAACAAATACGGACGGGCGTTATCGAACACTGGGAAAATGAAGTAGAAGGTTTAAAAGGGGATGCTGATAGTTTAAACGAATATTACAGACAATTTCCAAGGTCTGAAAAACATGCTTTTAGAGATGAAACAATAAATTCTTTATTTAATCTAACAAAAATATATGAACAAATAGATTTTAATGAAGAAATGGCTTCTAAGGGCTACGTTGTTAGAGGAACATTTTCTTGGAGTAAAGGAATAAAAGATACAGAAGTAATATGGACACCTACACAAAACGGTAGATTTTTACTTTCTTGGATTCCTAATAAAAATTTAAGAAATAATATAATAGAAAAAAATAGTGTAAGGTATCCAGGTAATGAAGGTCTTGGTGCTTTTGGGTGTGATTCATATGATATATCAGGGACTGTAGGCGGACAAGGGTCAAATGGAGCATTACACGGGTTAACGACATTTTCTATGGTTGATGATGTACCTAATACTAAATTTTTTTTAGAATATATAGCTAGACCACAGACTGCAGAAATATTTTTTGAAGATGTATTAATGGCTTGTGTATTTTATGGTATGCCTATTCTTGCAGAAAATAATAAACCAAGATTATTATATCATTTTAAAAGAAGAGGTTATAGAGGATTTTCAATGAATCGACCTGATAAATTAAAAGGTACTTTATCAAAAACAGAATTAGAGTTAGGTGGTATACCTAATACATCTGAAGATATAAGGCAAGCACATGCCGCCGCTATTGAATCATACATAGAAGAGCATGTGGGTAAGTTAAATGAAGATTACGGTAATATGTATTTTCAAAAAACTTTAGAAGATTGGTCTAAGTTTGATATATCAAAAAGAACAGCTTTTGACGCTTCTATTAGTAGTGGATTAGCAATAATGGCCTGTAGAAAACATTTATACAGACCAGCACAAGAAAAAAGAAAAATAAGTATTGGCTTTGGGTTTTCTAGATATAAAAACCATGGCGCTCAAAGTGAACTAATTAAATAAATATGGCAAAACACAAGTCAACAGGATATGACTTTCCTAGTCAGGCAGTGCCGGACGCAGAGAAAAAATCTATGCAATATGGAGATAAAGTTGCAAAAGCTATAGAACAAGAATGGTTTAATAGAGGCAATGGCTCCGAGGGAAGATATTATTCAACAAGAGATGAGTTTCATCGGTTAAGATTATATGCTAGAGGTGATCAATCAATTAGAAAATATAAAGATGAATTTGCTATAAATGGTGATTTATCTTATTTAAATCTTGATTGGAAGCCAGTACCTATTATACCTAAATTTATAGATCTTGTTGTAAACGGAATGCAAGATAGATTATATTCTATTAGAGCTATTGGTGAAGATCAGTTATCAACTGATAGAAGAACTGAATATGTTCAAGGTATACAACAAGATATGAAAAATGCTGCTTTGTTAGATGCTATTGAAAATCAATTAGGCGTTAATCAAAGAAATATTGAAAAACAAAAATTACCTGCAACAGAAGAAGAATTAAATTTATATATGCAATTAAATTACAAACAAAGTATTGAAATTGCAGAAGAACAAGCTATTCAAAACATATTAGATAGAAATTATTATGATGATTTAAAATCTAGATTTGATTATGATTTAGCTGTTTTAGGTATTGGAGCTGTAAAACATTCTTTTAATAATACAGATGGTATAAAATTAGATTATGTTGATCCAGCTAATTTAGTGTGGTCATATTCAGAAGATCCTTATTTTAAAGATTGTTATTATTTTGGAGAGGTTAAAACTATAAAAATAAATCAACTTAAAAAAGAATTTCCTGATTTATCTGATGAAGATATAGAAGATATAACAAAAAAGAGTGGTAGTTGGTCAACTTATAATATGAACTACTCTAACCAAAATGAATATAAGGATAATAATGTTGCAAATGTATTATATTTTAATTGGAAAACATGGGGTAATAATGTTTATAAAATAAAAGAAATTTCTTCTGGTGCTGAAAAAGCAATTAAAAAAGATGATTCATTTGATCCACCAAAAGATAAAAGAACTAGATTTAAAAGAGTAGCACAAGCACAAGAAGTTTTATATGAAGGTGTATATTTATTAGGAGCTTCTAAATTATTAAAATGGCAAAAAGCTACTAATATGATTCGTCCTAATTCTAATACAAATAAAGTATTAATGAATTATGTTGTTGCTGCTCCTAGAATGTATAAAGGCAAAATAGATTCATTAGTTTCTAAAATGACACCTTACGCTGATTTAATACAGCTTACACATTTAAAATTACAACAATCAATACAAAAATTAACACCTTCAGGAGTTTATGTGGATGCTGATGGCCTTGCTGAAATAGATTTAGGTAATGGAACAAGTTATAATCCACAAGAAGCTTTAAATATGTACTTTCAAACAGGTTCTATTATTGGTAGATCTTTAACCGTTGAAGGTGATCCAAATCCAGGTAAAATACCTATTCAAGAATTACCAGGAGGTGGTGGTAATCAAATACAACTTCTAATAGGTGCATACAATCAATATTTACAAATGATGCGTGATATAACTGGATTAAATGAAGCAAGAGATGCTGCTGATCCAGATCCTAAAGCGTTAGTTGGTGTACAAAAATTAGCAGCGGCTAATAGTAATGTTGCTACAAGACATATATTAGATTCAAGTATATTTATTACTAAAACTTTAGCTGAATGTATTGCTTTAAGATTTAAAGATGTGTTAGCATATCATCCTCAAAGAGATGCGTTTGTTTCTGCTATAGGTCATTATTCTGTAGGAGCATTACAAGAAATGAATAGCTTGCACTTACATGATTTTGGTATCATATTAGATTTAGAGCCTGACGAATTAGAAAAAGAAAAATTAGAAGCTAATATTCAAATGGCTCTTTCACAACAAAGTATATATTTAGAAGATGCTATAGATATTAGACAAGTACGTAATATTAAACTTGCTAATCAATTATTAAAGTTTAGACGTATTAAAAAACAACAAGCTGATCAAGCACAAGCACAATCAGCATCTGTTGCACAAGCTGAAGCACAAGGCCAAGCTCAAATACAAATTGAACAAGCAAAAGCTCAAGCAGCTCAAGTTGCAGCTGAATCTACAATACAAATAGAAAATTCAAAAAATGAATTAAATATTAAAAAATTAGAAATTGAAGCAAAAACTAAAAAAGAATTAATGCAGTTTGAATTTGATCTTAATGTACAATTAAAAGAAATGGAAATTCAAGCGCAAAGAGAAATGGCAGATAAAAAAGATATATCAGGACCTCCTAAAATTAATAAACCTAAAAAATCTTTTGAATCTAAAGGCAATGATGTACTAGGAGGTATTGAATTATCAAGGTTTGAACCAAGATAAATTATTAAATTATTTTATTAAATATTATGAAAGAAGAACAAGTAACAGTTAAAGCGGTTGAAGATACAAAAGAAACTTCTCCGCAAGAAAAAGAAGCAGCTGTATTAGATGCAGCTATAAAAGAAGGAGATGTAAATCCTGAATATGGACTTCAAGAAGATGGAGTTTATAAAGTTAATTTAGATAAACCACCTAAACAAAAAGAAGATGCCGTTCAAAAGCAAAGCACAAATGAGGTATCTGTACGCGACGGATCCGAAGCTAGCAAAGAAGTTCAAGAAGAAAACAAAGAAGAGCCTAAAGAAGTTACCGGAGAAAATAAACAAGAAGAAAAAAATAAAGGTAACGAAGAAGAACAAGGGCAAGAAATAGAATCACCTATAGAACTTGTTACAGATGAAAAAGATAGTACTGACGAGACAGGAGTGGATACAGGCGCTGAAGATGCCGACACCCCAGAAGAACAAGAAGAAGTATTACAGGAAAATAAAACACAAGAATTACCAGAAAACATTCAAAAATTAGTACAATTTATGGATGAAACCGGAGGTTCCTTAGAAGATTATGTTAATTTAAATAAAGATTATTCTTCTATGGATGCAACCTCTATGGTCTATGAATATTATAGATCTACAAAACCTCATTTAAATAATGAGGATTTATCGTTCCTTATGCAAAAAGAATTTAATTATTCTGAGGATGAGGACGAACCTCAAGATATTAAAGCTAAGCAATTAGCTTTTAAAGAAGAATTATATAAAGCTCAAAAGCATTTTTCAGATTCTAAGCAAAAATACTATGCTGATCTTAAGTTAAGAAAGCAAGAATTGCCTGAAGAATATAAAAAAGCTTATGACTTTTATAATGAAAGCAAAAAGATTGAAGAATTAACTGAAAAAAATAAAAAAAGTTTTATATCTAAAACAAATAAGCTTTTTGATGACGAGTTCAAAGGTTTTGATTTCAAAGTCGGGGATAAAAAATATAGATATAAAGTTGAGAATAAACAAAAAATTAAAGATACTCAGTCTGATTTAACAAATGTAATAGGACAATATTTAGATAAAAATGGAGATATGAGAAACCCTTTAGGTTATCATAGAGCTTTATTTGCAGCACAAAATGTTGACAAAATAGCAAATCATTTTTATGAGCAAGGCCGTGCCGATGCTTTACAACAATCCATTAAAGAATCTAAAAATATTGATATGTCACCAAGAGCAGATGCTTCTGCAACAGGTAATATATCAAATAATCCTGTTAGAGTTGTTCCATCAAATTCTTCAAATAAATTGCGCATAAAATGGAATAAATAACTTTAAATTTTTAAAAAATGGCTTTTACAAGTGGAATTCCTGCGGCTTTACAACCGACTCAAACAAAAGCATTATATGCAGGAAATTATATTGATTTTACTGACAGCTCATTTAATATGTGGGCTCAACAGTTTTTACCAGATGTATACGAGCAAGAAGTTGAAAGATATGGAAACAGATCTATCGGTTCTTTCTTACGTATGGTATCTGCGGAAATGCCATCTACTTCAGACCAAATTATTTGGACTGAGCAAGGTAGATTGCATACAAGATATGCGAATATCGTTTACTTAAGTAACTCTGGCACAATGCCAACATCAGGTACAACTCCTGGTACTGCATCTGCTGCCACTACAGGCGGTAACGTTGGAAACTTTTTTGTTCCAACAGCACAGCCAACTAGTTTAGGTGTTACTACTCAAGGTACAACAGCTGTTAACTTTAAGAAAGGTCAAACAGTTATGATTCAAGCTCAAACAAGTGCTACCTCTGCAATTGGTGGTACAGGTGCTGTAATAAAAGGTGTAGTTACTAATGTTAGTGGACAATACTTCCAAATTAAATCTTATGGAGGTGTTCCTGCAATCACAAATGCACAAAGATTTACCGCACTTGCTTATGGCTCTGAATTTGCAAAAGGATCTGGAAACTTTAGTGAAAAACTAGATCCTAGTTATGCAACATTTACCAACAGTCCTGTAATTTTAAAAGAACATTATTCTATTAATGGTTCTGATACTGCACAGATTGGCTGGATTGAAGTTACTTCTGAAAATGGAGCTAGTGGATATTTATGGTATTTAAAATCAGAACATGAAAATAGATTAAGATTTGAAGATTATCTTGAAATGTCAATGGTTGAAGGTGTCAAACAATTAAACACTGGAGCTACTTTAAATTTTTATGATTCTGCACTTACGGCTACTGCTAAAGGTACTGAAGGTTTCTTTGAAGCTATTGAAGCAAGAGGAAATGTATATTCAGGATTTGGAGCACAAGCTGGTGGTGGTGGAGGTGCGTTAACTGATTTTGACGCAGTTCTAGTACAATTAGATAAGCAAGGAGCTATTGAAGAAAACATGCTTTTCTTAGATAGAAACTTATCTTTAGAAATTGATGACATTCTTGCTCAGCAAAATGGCGGATATTCTGGAGGTACTTCTTTTGGAGTGTTTAACAATAGTGAAGATATGGCACTAAACTTAGGTTTTACAGGTTATAGAAGAGGTTCTTATGACTTCTACAAAACAGACTGGAAATACTTAAATGACTTCTCTACAAGAGGAGGTTTTGGTGACATCGAAGGTGTATTAGTACCTGCTGGTACTTCTACAGTTTACGATCAAGTCCTTGGTCAAAACATCAAGAGACCATTCTTACACATCAGATATAGAGCTTCTGAGACTGAAAATAGAAAAATGAAGTCTTGGGTTACAGGTTCTGTTGGTGGACCATCTAGTTCTCCAATTGATGAAATGAGAATGCACTATTTATCTGAAAGATGCTTAATCGTTCAGGGTGCAAATAATTTCGTATTATTTAAAGACGCTTAATATTTATATAAGTTTTACCCCCGTGTTTTATCGGGGGTAATTCTTATTAATACTTATATTATATTATATTATGGAAACAAAAACTAAAGCGCCAAAAATTGAAAAAAATTGGCAGATAAAAGATAGAACATATATGCTAACTGGAGGTAAAGCACCTCTTAGTTGGACAATACAATCTAAACATACCGCTAGAAAACCTTTATTATGGTTTGATGAAGAATTAGGTGAACAAAGAGAAATAAGATATGCAAGCAACCAAAAATCATTATTTGTAGATGAACAAAAAGGTAATGCAACTCTAGCACACGTAGTTTTTTTAGATGGTATTTTAGAAGTTCCTAAACATCAACAATCTTTACAAAAGCTTTTATCTTTATATCACCCTAAATCAGGTGAAATATGGTCTGAAATTGATGAAGAAGCTGAAGCTATGGATGAAGTTGATAATATTGAATTTGAGCTAGAAGCTTTAAATTTAGTTAAAAGTTTAGATATAGAACATCTAGAAGCAGTAATGAGAACAGAATTAGGATCTGCTGTAGCAAACATGAGTACAAAAGAATTAAAAAGAGATGCTTATTTGTTTGCTAGAAAAGACCCTGAACTATTCTTAGAAGTTTCTAAAGATGAAGATATTAAATTACGTAATTTAGCAAATAGAGCTGTTGAGCGCGGCATTATAGAATTAACAGATGATAATACTATATTTAGATTTGCTAATGGTAAAAAAATAATGCAAGTACCATTTGATCAAAATCCTTATGGTGCATTAGCACAATATTTTAAAACCGATCCAGGCGTTGATTTAATGAAATCTATTACGAAAAAATTATCGTAATGCAAATGATATAGGGCGAGAAATCAGCCCTATATCAACTAATTAAAATAATATAAATGGCTGTAAATATAAACAATGTATACCAAACAGTTCTTGTTATAATAAATAAAGATAACAGAGGATATATAACACCTGAAGAATTTAACAGATTAGCTGCACTTGCACAAAATGAAATATTTGAAAGTTACTTTAATAAACAAGTTGCTTATGAAAGTCAAATTGAAATAAAAACAGATTTTTCAGATCCAGTATTAACAAATTCTGAAAAAATAAATGTATTTTATGCTAATGCAACTCTTTCACAATCAGGAACTACATTTACTTTTCCAACTGATTTTTATAAATTAGGTGTTGTAAACGTTGATGATGTTGTAGCAGATTTACTTTCACATGAAGATTTAAAATATATAAATTTATCTCCTTTAACTGCTCCTGTAAAAACACAGCCTGTATATACATTAGTAGAAGGTGGCGTAAGATTATATCCCTCTTCAATTACATCAGGGGTAACTATAGATTATCTTAAAAAACCTTTAAATCCTAAATGGGGTTATGCAATGCCTACAGCTTCTCAAATAGCAAGCGGCGTTCCAAATGAACCTATATATGATAGCACAGTTTTTAATCCTGCTACTGATGATTATAATGCTATAGCTAAATCTTATGATTTTAGATTACATTCTTCTGAAGAAAATAATTTAATAATTAAAATACTTTCTTATGCGGGTGTTGTAATAAAACAAGCTGATATAGCAGGTTTTGCACAAGGAAAAGATCAACAATTACAAGCAACTGAACAATAATGGCAATATCAAGAAAACCTTTAGACGTAGATAATTACTCTGCATTAGATGGCGGAACAGGATTAGCAATACCCGGATATTATAGCCGTGTTAATTTAAATGACATAATAAATAACTTTATAGTTGGTTATACCGGTGATGGCAAAGTATTACCTAAAATACAAAGATATGATGTTGCTTTTTGGGCCCAGAGATCAGTCCAAGAATTTAGTTATGATATATTTCATTCAGAAAAAGCAATAGAAATTGAATTGAACAGTACATTGCAAATATCTTTACCTTCAGATTATGTTAACTATGTGGATATCTCATGTGTTGATAATAATGGTGCTTTAAAACCTATACAAAATAATAAAGTTGTAAAGGCTAGTAAAGCTGTTGCACAAGATAATGAATATAAATATTTGTATGATCAAGAAGGGAATATTATTTTTAGAGAAACATCGGAAGGCTTAAAAAGATTTAAAGAAAGTACAGAAGCTTTACCTGAAAGAGATTATGAAAATTACTACGACGGCTACTACGAGGATAATGATTTAACCGCATATGGTAGAAGATATGGATTGGATCCACAAAGGGTAAATATAAACGGTACTTATGTATTAGATCTTGAAGCGGGTAAAATATATTTTGATTCATATTTTACACAAGGAGATTTAATAACATTAAGATATATTTCAGATGGTTTAGGAGATAACGGTGATTTTAATAATGTCTTAGTGCCTAAATTAGCTGAAGATGCTGTATATGCAAATATATTATATAATTTAGCAAAGTTAAGACCAGCTGCCGCGGGCGCTGCCGCATTATATAAAAAAGAAGCTGCTGCTAAAATGCGTAATGCAAAAATTAGGCTTTCAAATATGAAACTTAAAGAGATTGGCCAAGTTCTTAAAGGCAAATCTAAATGGATTAAACACTAACGTATGCCAGAAATTAAAAGGGTATTTAATGCTAGCCGAATGAATCAAGATTTAGATGATCGGTTAGTAGTCCCAGGTGAATATCGCGAAGCATTAAATATAAATGTAAGCAAGTCAGAAGGTTCTGATATAGGTGCTATAGAAAATCTTAAAGGAAACAAAGAGATTGTAAATACCTCTATCTCAGGGGCAAAGACTATTGGTGTATTAAGAGATAACGGTAATGAAAAAATATATTATTTTATTACTAACAATAATAGCTTCGACCATTCAAACAGTAGCAATAAGCAGCATCAAATAATAGAGTATGATCAAAAAGCAGATAAATCTATTATTTTAGTAAATAGTAATGCTTTAAACTTTCATACGCAATTTCCTATAACAGGTATAAATCTTGTAGATACATTGTTATTTTTTACAGATGATAGAAACCCTCCTAGAAAAATAAATGTTGATACTGCAAGAAATGAACCTGGTAAGTATAATTTAGCATCAGATATAGATAATCTTATATCTGTAGCTAAGTATGCTCCTTTTACTGCAGCAGAAATATTAGCATTATCAAATACTGATGAAACCGGTGCTGTAATCACATCAAACTTTTTAGAAAACAAACTTATAAGATTTTCATATCGTTATCAATATGATGATGGTGAATATAGTACTTTAGCTCCTTTTACTCCTATATGTTTTTCAAGATTAGGTAATCCTGATGCTATAAGTACTAGTACTATTGCAGATTTTGGTGAAATAGAAACATTTATAAACGCTGTTAAATCTGTACAATTATCTGTGCCTATACCAACAGGATATGGAATTACAGGTGTAGAACTTATATATAAAGAAACAGGTTCATCTACATTATATATTGTAGAAGACAAAACAGTTACAACAGAATCTTCTGTAAACTTTTTTTATAAATCTCAAGATCCTTTTAAAACTTTACCTTCAGATCAGCTTACAAGAATATATGATGCGGTTCCTATAAAAGCTAAATCACAAGAGCTAGCGGGTGGTAGACTTATATATGGTAATTTTTTACAAAATTTTGATATACCAGATATATCTTTTAGTGTTGTAAGAACAGGCGAAACTTCTGCCAGGTATTCAACATTAGATACATCAATGTCTGTTAAGTCCAGAAGAACTTATCAAGTTGGTATTGTATTAGCTGATAGATTTGGCAGACAATCTCCTGTAATATTATCCGCAACGGGTAATGATACTGTATTTATTGATGCTGCATCAGGAAATGTAAATAGTACAAATGTTTTTAATGCTTTAAGAGTTTCTTTTTCTGCTGCTGCTGTAACTATTTTAAAAAATTTAGGATGGGCTTATTCTTATAGAATAGTTGTAAAGCAAAGAGAGCAAGAATATCATAATTGGATTTCAATTGTTTCTTCTGCAAATGTAGTGGCTAGATTAGGTGATAGCATAAATAAAATTCCAAGAGATCAAACTGCTGTAATACCACCAAGTACAAGTAATACAGTATCACCTTGTGATGTTTCTGTATATCCTAAAGTATTAAATGGTGCCAACCAAACAACATCTAGTTTAACAAAAGTACAATCAATTAATAATCCTGCAGGTACAGCTAATGTACCTACTGTAACAGATGCGGGTGCCTCAGTAACATCTGGTGTTTCTGTATATGAAACCGAACCGGTTGAATCAGATTTAGATATATTTTTTGAAACATCTACGGGTGGAGAAATAGAAGATTTAGCTAATACAGGTGCAACTATTGATGTTAGATTTTTTAATTGTTATTTATTAAATTTTACATCAGGCACACATATAGAAGTAAATAGATTAAGAGCTGGTTTTAATGAAAAAGCATTTGATGTTGGTGTTAGAGCTTATGTTGTAAAAGAAAATTTTGCAGAAGAAAGAAGATTTAATACTCTTATACATTCAAGTGGATTATTTAATTCAAGAACTAATATTAATTTTATAAATCAGTTTAATGAATCAGAAGGTGGATTAACAGTATCATTAGACCCTCAAGATGGATCTGTACAAAAGTTATATGCCGACGACACACAAGTTGTTATTTTTCAAGAAGATAAAATATCTAGATCACCTATAGATAAAGATTTTATATTTTCTGCAGAAGGCGGTGCAATACCTGTTACAAGTAATACACAATTTTTAGGTACAATAGCTCCTTTTGCTGGAGATTTTGGTATATCAAAAGATCCTCAATCTTTTGCTACATATGGGTATGCTAGATATTTTACAGATAAAAACAGAGGTGCTGTATTAAGATTGTCTCAAAATGGTATTGTTGAAATATCTAATTCAGGTATGGGCGGCTTTTTTAGAGATGCTTTAAAAACATCTACAAACGTTATAGGCTCTTATGATGAGTATCATGGGTTATATAATATTACTATAATTGGTGAAGGTTATCAGGGTAACGATGATACAAATTTAGCTACTGCTTCAGATAATTACTTTACAATTTCATTTGATGAAAATGCAAAAGGGTGGTGTAGCTTTAAATCTTTTAAACAAGAAAATGGTATTAGTTTAAATAATTTATATTATACATTTAGTAATGGTAAATTATTTGAGCATAATAGAGAAGACGTAAATAGAAACACATTTTACGGAGTAACAGCAGATTCTTATGTTGAGCCTATATTAAACGATAGCCCTTCTCTTATAAAAACATTTAATAATATAAGTTACGAAGGAACATCTGGTTGGGAATTAGATTTTCTTGAAACAGATCTTTCTGAAATAGGTATTGTACCTTCCCCTATAAATGTATTTGATATATCTTTACAAATAACAAGAGCAAATTCAACTGTTGGTGCAAACACTTTAATAACAGGAGAAAGAAAAGCAAAAGCAAAACAAGGAGAAACTATTACTTGGGCTATATTTGTAGAACCTAAAAATGCAGATTTTAAATTTAATTCTGTAAATGATGTTACATTAACATATTCTGGTTCACAAACTGTTAATATAACTAACCCTACTGCTATAGTTGATGGAAAATTAGTATTTAATATATCTTATACTGTTGGTACATCTAATCAAACTTTAGAATTAGCCGTTGGTGGAACAGGTGCATCACTTGCATTTACCGTTGCTCTTCTTAGTATTAGCGTAGGAGATTCTGTTTCAGATGCAGCAGTTAGCCCTACACTTGTTGAATTAACTACAGGTGCTACATCACAAGATATAGTTGTTGCTCCTACAAGTACACATTTTATAAACCCATATAATATTGCTGTAGGAATAAGTGGATTACCTTCATTTAATGCATCAGCTATATCAGGTACTGAAACTATAAATATACAGGTTATAAATTATAGTGGTAGTAATAAATATGTATTAGATGGTATAAGACAAGATAGTATTGCACTTACTATTGGGAAAACATATAAATTTGATCAATCTGATACTTCTAATGCAGGAGGGGGTGGTCATGGATTAAGATTTAGTATTACTCCTAATGGTACTCACGGAGGTGGTGTTGCATATACCAATGGAGTAACGGTTGTAGGCACAGCTGGACAAGCTGGTTCTTATACTCAAATAGTTGTAAGCTCATCTACACCTAGCCCATTATATTATTATTGTGTAAATCACTCAGGTATGGGTGGTAATATTATAACTACTCCTCTTGCATATACAAGGCAAACTAATCAAATAACATATAATGTTCCAGTTACAATGCCTGCCAATCCTACTAATGAAAATATGACTTTTTCAGGAAGTGCTACTCAATTATATACACTTACCTGGGCTAGCCCTTCAGTTGGTACATTAACACCACCTACTGGAACTTCAGTTGGAAATGCTTATACTATAAGCCCTTATGTTGCCAGTAGTCAAAGAACTGCAACATTGCGTATAAATGTAACAGGTACAACAAAAGTTATGCTGCCAAGCTCTTATGCTGTTGCATATAATGTAGAAGATACAGCTATAACAGAAACAATAACATTTGCTACTAGTTATACACAAGATTATTATGAAGCACAAATTGTACTTCCTAAAATATATGAAAATACTACAGCTACTGCAACTATAACAGGTAGCGGTGAAGTTACTGCTGCTATGGGTAGTATAGCTAGCTCACATACTTTTAGCGCAAGTGGTAATAGTAATTTAGTAATAGGTGATGTAGCCTCTGAAAAAGCTAATATAGTTGTACAAGCAACACCTAATCAAGATTGGATATATTTAGCAGCAGCAACAGCTCAAGGCGTAGCTGTAAATCCAACTACATCTCAAGCAGTTATTGTTGACCCAGATAATATTAATATATATGGAGGTAATTATCCTTTTACAATTAATGTTGCTGATAATACAACCGGTAGTTCTAGAACAGGTACAGTTGTAATTCAAAAATTAAATACAAGAGTTACAGGTGTTAGTAATCATACAATAAATATAACACAAAACGGATAATGAGTACAATAATAACATTTCCATTTAAGGAAAAAGAAGGTAAATATTTTGCACCAATAGTTTCACAAGAAACAACATATAAGTTACAAAGTGGTTCTGTTGTTGCCGATGCTACTAAGCTTGTATCCGGTGTAAAAGGTATTTTCATGAAAGTTAGAATTAAATTACCGGCCGCAAATGCTAATGAAAAAGCTGAACTTTTTGCAATAAATTCTGAAGCAGTAAATTCAAGTAATTAAATAAATAATATGAATCTAATTAAATTAATTAAAAATAAATTACAATTAAAATCTTTTGACGAAAAAGTATCAGATTTTTTAGATAAAGCTTTTTTAAAAGAAAATAACGATAACTTAATACACAATAACGGAAACTTAGTAAGAGAGGATAGTAAGTTATGTGTTTTTGAACATAATTTTGCAACAGGTATATATTTAAGAAGAATGATTTTAGCACAGGGTGCTTATGTAGTAGGGTGTATACATAAAAGGGATCATGTTTGGTTTTTATTAGATGGCTACGTTACTGTAGCAACTCAAAATGGTAAACAAGATTATGTTGCTCCTTATGTAGGGTTTGCAAAAGCAGGCACTCGTAGAATAGTGTATGCTCATGAAAAAACTATATTTCAAAATGTTTTTCAAAATCCTTTTGAATATAGAAATTTAGATAAATTAGAAGAATATAATTTTTCATTAACAAAAAAAGATTATGATGATTTTATTAGAAGTAGGGATATTAAAAGTTCCTGAATTAACTTTTGCTACATCAGCATTATTAATAGGTGCTGTAGCTGGTGCTGCTGGTGGCCTTATAAAAGGTATTGGCTCTCTTTTTGGAAGAAGAAGAAAAAGAAGGGAAAGAAGAAAAGCAGAAAAAGCAGCTAAAATGATGGAAAAAAAGGTAATGAACTTTAAGTTTAAAAATGCTTATGAGGGCATGGAAGGTTCAAGTTATAAACCCACTCCTACAGATGCTGCTGATATGGCATCCGCTGCTCAAGTAGGATTACCACAATTAGGTGATCCTAAATCTATGACCGCTATTGGTTATGATGCGCAAGGATATACTGCTTCTCAAACAAATGTTGATGGTCTTTTAAGAGGAGAAGATACAGGACTTAGTAATGAATTTTCTAATTTACAAGTATCTACGGCTGCTGCGGAAATGGCAGCTCAAGAAGCTGATCAATCATTAGCCGCATCACAGGATCTTGCTGCACAAGCAGGAACAGGGGCTGGTGGTGCTACAGCACTTGCACTGGCTGCCGCTAAATCAAAAGCAGGTATTTCAGCAGATATAGATAAGCAAGTAAAACAAAATGAAATGCTTAGAGCTCAAGGTGAAATGCAGCTTCAAAGAGAACAATTAGCTCAGCAAAATTTAGCCTCACAGTTTGATTTAGGCCAACAACAATTTAATGTTGCTGCTAAAAACACTGCGGCTCAATTTAGCGCTAATGCTGCTAATCAAGCAGCTGCTTTTAAAGCATCAGCTTTAAATAATGCTTCTCGTTTCAATACACAAGCTGCTAATCAATTTGCATTACAAAGTTTTGGTACAGAAGCTCAAATGAATCAGTTTAATGCTGCTCAAGCTAATCAATTTGCAAGAGATGAATTTGGAGCTATGAATAGACTTAATTTAGCCAATGCACAAGCTGAAAATAGAGCGGCTATGTTTGCAGCCGATACAGATTTTAAAGCAAGACAAATGGCCGCTGGAGGTGATATGGCAGTACAACAGGCTCAATTTAATAGACTTGCTTCTATATATGGTATGAAAACACAGGCTATGAATAGAGCTCAAGCTGCAGATGAAAAACAAAGAGGAATGCTTTTAAGCGGGTTATCTCAAGCTGCAACTGGGGCAGGTAATGTTGTTTCAGGCAATATGGATATGATTAAATAATATTAATAAATTTTAATAATGGCAACATATTTTAGTAAAGGTTTTGGAAGTATTCCTATAGTTAAAAATCCTTTTCCTGTATATACAGATGCAGACTTTGTAGATGAAGGTATGAAAGCAGGAGCACAAGATGCTGCTCGTATTTTACAAGCTCAACAAAACCAAAGAAGAAATCGAATTAATCAGCAAAGAGAAGATAGATTAGCGGCACAAGAGGCAGAGATAAGAGCTAATAATCATCGTACAACAATAAATTCTTGGCGAATAACAGATACTACTGAGTACGATAATTTAAATTTAGCTAAAGGTAATTTTTCGGCAAAATTAATTGAAGTAGCTAATCAAGCTGATGTAATGCGAAATAAACCTATTTCAGAAGGAGGTATAAGTAATTCTACATATCAATCTATTATGTCAGAGTTAGAGGGACAAATACCACAATTTAAAATAGCGGCAGAAGCTTTTGAACAATTAGGTGAAAAATATTTAGCTGGAGTTGAAGCAGGTAATTTATCTAATGCTAATCTTCCTGAACAAATGCAACCTCTTGTAGAAATACTTACTAATAATGCTTCTTTAGAATTTCAAAATATGAAAAACGGGCAAGTAAAACTTGTGGGAACTTATAATAATGAAGAAGGCAAAAAAGAACAAATAGAAGTTCCTTTATCACAAATAGATAGACTTCCTGGAGTATTATATAAACCTGAAACTGCTATAAAAGATTATACAGATACAGAAGTAGGTTCTGTTATTGAAGCAAAAATTAATGATTCTATTAGAAAAGACGGAGATGGCTTAACCTCTTTGAACTATGAAAAAATTGAAAATGGAAAACTAAATGATGTTGCTAGTACTTCTTTTACTACATATTTAGATGCGCTGGGAGAAGGCGATGAAATTAAAAAATATGCGCAATATGCTTTAGATACAGATGATTATACTCTTAATACAGTAAATACATTTATAGATGATGTAACTAAAAGTGCTATAGAATCTGGTGATAAAGAATTAGCAGATAGATTAGATAAGGGTGGTACTTATGAAGATATTGAAGCAATACTTACAAGTAAAAGTTTAATGAATAATGCTGAAGGCAAAAGAGTACCTATTGGTGAAGCTTTTAAATCTCATTTAAAAACAAAATATGTTAATGATTTTTATAATCAATATAACGATGCTTTAGCAAGGAAGAAAGGAGATACAGGTAAAATTGCCTTTACTGATCAAGCAGATGAAATTAAAGCATTTGAAGCAAAAGAAAAGCTTTTAAAATCTAAAGCCGATATAGCTAAATTAACAACTCCTTCACCGTCAGGAAAAGAATCTAATATTACAAAGTTTGACGACTCATTAAAAGGATTTACTAATTATTTTATAAAACTCAAAGGGGCTAATAAATTCGAAGATGATTATTCATTTAATGAAAAAAGTGATAGAGAAAAAATAAAAGAAATTGCTAAAAAATTAAAAAATACTCCCAATTTGGGTAATCTTGTACTTGGACAACAACGAATAGAGGTTGGTGATGATGGTAAGCTGGAACGGGTTTATTATAATGATATAGGTGATGAAAAAACCGATTTTAAAAATATGGATGAAGCTATAAAAGAAGGCTTTTATCCTAGATTTGTTCTAAGAGGTCAAAAGTTTGCACCAGTTGATGGTATAACATTAGAAGAAGTATTAGATCCTAAAAAGCTTGATGAATATATACGAAACGGTAGTAGTTTAGATAATGTAAATAATAATCCGAAGATTAAATAATATGCCAACATTTAGATTAGCAAACGGTGAAATACGTGATATATCAGATGATGAACTTCAGGCTTTTTTATTAACTGAAGAAGGTAAAAATGCAACACAGATTGAAACTTCAAATCAATCTGAAGAGGAAGTAATAGGCCCTAAAAAAACTGTAGAACCACAAAATTTTAATCGTTTTATTATACCTAGTTTTGAGGACAAAAATAATTTAAAAGAAATACCCACAGATGCTAATGCCGTTTATAAATCTTTAGATAATAAATTTAAAGATATTAAACCTAGTTCTTTAGGAGATAAAGAATATGAAAAAAAATCTAATGAAATATTTAATAGCTTTTATGAAGACCCTCAGTTTAAAAATATGCAAAACGCTATTTTAGAACAAATAAAACCTAAAGTTGATAAAAAAAGAAAAGAACTAGAAGAAAAAATTAGAAAAAATAAAATATTTTATACAGAAGCCAATAAAGAGCTTAACAATTATAGCAATACTTTATTTGCTCAGGCAGCGGGTAATTCTTCTAGTATGAATAATCTTATTAAAACATATGAAGATGCTTTCAATAAAAATGTAAATAATCAATATAATGAATTTTTAACACAAGAGGAAAAAGAAAAAAAAGAACAATTAAGAGATAACTATTTAGATAATAGCTCTTTTTTTGGAAATATTCCTTTACCTAAAAGCTTTAAAGCGGGTATTGCTTCTTCTTTTCTTGAATTAAGATCAACTCCTGAAAATATTGCATTAAAATCTTCTCAAGATAGAATAAATAAATTACAAACAAGGCTAGATGATATTACATCGGGTAGAAGAGGAGCAAGAATGCTTAAAGAGGCAGAAGAAGCATCTAAAAAATATGGAGGTTTTAGTTTTACGCCTTCAAAAGATGAAATTCTTCAAAGAAAATTAAATAATTATATTGATGAAAAAAGCAGACCAATTAAAGGAGATCCTATAGAGTATTATACAAAAGAAATACAAAAAGAACAAAATAGATTTGCTGAAAATTATGTTAAGTCTAAAAGATTTGAACCTATTTTAGAAGCATTAGGTAATAATGCTTTTTATGATGAAGATGGTATAACTTTTAGAGACGTACAACAAGGTCTTGGCCAGCAAACTGTATATACCGGTATGGCTATGATGTCTGGAGGTTTAGCAAATTATTTTTTAGAAAAAGGCCAAATTATAAAAGAAACATTAGATACCGCTTTAGCTGAAAAAGCTAAATCTATGGATAAGAATGTAAGTGAATTATCAAACTTTGAACAAATTGATTTATTACAAGAAATGTTTGATAATAATGAAATAGATCTTAAAACCTCTGATATAACTGCTGCACTTGTTGCAGCTTCAGAAAGGGTTGGAGCTGGTTTTTTACTTGGTAAAGGCGCTCAATTTTTAACTAAAGGACTGGTTAAAGCAACACCTAAACCTGTTTTTAAAGCTTTTCAAAAAGGTTATATAAAACAAGGATTGAAAAATGCTAAAGTTAATGCAACTAATTGGAGAAATTATATTAATCCCACTGTAAGTGTATTAGGGGAGGCAACAACAGAAGGGTTTATTCAAGAACCTTTAATAATAGCAGGTGTAAATGAAGCATTAAAAAAAGTTAAAGATGCTGATGGCAACAACTTAAGTATTAATGTTTATGACCCTATGCGTTTAAAAGAATCTTTTACCCAAGCTGCTTTTGCGTCTCCTGGTATAAGTGCTGGTGCTAGAGCAATAAGAAAAGCTAGAAAAGAAGCTTATAGAGGTTTATTTGAGCAAGGTTCTAATACAACAAGAGATCAAATTAATGTAAGAAGGAAAAAAGCTAAAGATAAACTTGATAAAGGAGCAATTACCGAAGAACAATATATACAAGAAATTGATGAATTAGATACTGTAGAAGATTTAATTTATAGTAGAAGAATTGACAAGTTTGACCCTAAAACAAGAGTTAAATTTGGTGAGCTAGCATTAGAGCAACAAAAATTATTACAGGAAAGAGAAACATTAAAGAATTCATTGTCTGATAGACCATTTGATGTAAAAAAATCTGAAAAAAATAAAGAGAACTTAGCTAACGTACAAGAACAAATGCAAATTATTTTAGCTGAGCAACAATATTTAGCTTCAGATAAAACACTTGGTAAATATATAAATGAACAAGAAGATGGGGTATTTGCTAATACTACATATAAAAATTTTAAAACAAGAAAAGCTTTTGAAAAATGGGCTAAAGAAAATAACTTAGATAAAAAGTCAGTTGCAGAGGGCCTTATTAATAATGAAAATTTTGCTGGATATTTACCACAAGGCGAAAAAACATTTTTGGTTACAATAGATCAAAATGTCAGGCAAGCTTTCCGAGGTAAAGGGGGTGTTGTAGGTGCTGGAGTGGCCGCTAATGTGGTACATCATGAGGCTATGCATGTTATCCAACAAAATTTGGATAATGAAACTATGTCTGACTTAATAGCAGAATTAGAATCTATAAGTAAAAATGATTCTAAAATAAGTAGAATTTTAATGGCCACTGAGCGTAGATTACTAATTGATGGTCTTATGCCAGGAACTGAACAATATAATAAAGAATATTTTACATCTATATCTGATTTTTTAAGAGGTGAAAATTTAACAGAAGAAAATGTTACTGTTGAAGATGCAGGCATTCTTGCTGAAATTGGTGAAAAATTAACTAAGTTTTTAGGTAATGATACTTTGGATGTTTTAAATTTTGAAAATGTAAAATCTGGTGAAGATGTTATACCTTTTTTATTAAAATATAATGAATTTAATGGTAAGCCAGTTGAACAATTAAAACTACCTTCATCTGTAAAAACATCTCAATCAACACCAGATGAAAAAGAGATTGTTGAAGAATTAAGATTAATAGAAGAAAGAGAATCTGAATTTAATATTACACCAGAAACTAGAGCAAGAAGAGAAGAATTACAAAGATCATTAAGAAAAATAAAACGAAATACAAAAAAAGATCTTGCTTCTTCCAAAAGTGTTTTAGAAGAAATAAATAATTTAATTCCTAAAACAGTAAAAACTAAACAGGACTTTCAAAATCCTAGAGTATTTAATGACATATATGAATCTTTAACACAAAGAGATAGAGTTATTAATAATTATATTAGGAGCAGAGCTGAAAGTCAGGAAGAAGCAAATAGAATAATTGATAATGTAACCGACAGGTTAGTTAAATTTGATCCCGAACAAACAAGAGCGGACGGTACTAAAGTTGGAGTGGAAGGCTTTGGTGAATTTATATTTGCTAATACAAGATTTGGAAAGTTAGACGCTAGAAAAGATTTATTTAAAGAAAGTGAAAAAACTAAAGTTGAAGATAGACTTGATAAACCAGAAGCAAAACAAGTAAAAGTTGAAGATACTGGTAATCAAGAAATTAGCATTCAAGAGTCCGCAGCACAAAAATTAGCTACACCTGAATTAATTGAAAAGGCTAAAAAACTTATACCTTTAACAGCTATTAAAGTTGGTAAAGCTTTAACAGATAAAAAAGTTGAAGGTAAGAAAAAAGTAAATTTAAGAGATAGAGAAAGAAATAAGTTTTTACAAAAACAATTATTTAATCTTGTAAAACCTGTTTTAGGTAAAGGTAAATCATTTGAAAACTTTTTAGATAAAAATGTAAAAAACTTAAAAAACATTGCATTAGATAATATTAATTTTAACAGGGGAAGTGGTATTTCACAAATCTGGAGTAAAGAAAATCCTCCTAGTGATCAAGAATTTATTGATTATTATTTAGGTAAAGATATTACACCTGATCAACCTGCTAGTACTAAAAGCGATCGTAAAAAATCATTAAATCAAGCTTTTGGTACACAGCTTGGTAGGGAACTTATACTTAATAATAAAGAAGTTAACGATGCTTTTAATAATGATTTTGGCATAGATTTAGCAAGTACTAATATTATTAAGTCTTTAGCAAAAAGCAAAGGCATAGATTTTATTAATGTAAAAGGAAAAATATTACAAGAACTTGATAATAATTTTTTAAGTAATCATAAATATAATTTTAAATCAGCTTTAGATGCTTTAGATATTCCTAAAGACATAAATCAAAATAGATCTGATAAACTTGCAAATGAGCTTCAAACCGCATATGATAAATTATCTAAAGATATAAAAGAAGCAGGTACATTTATAATTCCAAGTACCGGAGAAAAATATGAATTAGTTAAATGGCTTACTAATAAAGTATTAGATGAAGCTGAATTAAAAAATTACAAAACATTAGTTAAAATTATTACAGGTCATGATTTAAATATTGATTATAATGATAAAGAATTTCAAACTAGAGTTAGAAAACAATTAGGTGATGTTTTTAAAAGAATTAACGACGTTAACTTTATAAATAAATTTTTAGGGCCAGGATTTACTGCACCTTCAAAAATGGGTGATGGTACATTAAAAATGGTAGATGGCACTGTAATATATGAAGGTAAAAAAGGTAGTCAAAGATATGGACTATTTAATAATGTAAAAGATTTTAATGATTTTGTAAGTAGTTTAAAATTACAAAAAGGTAAAGAGTATTCAAATTATGATGCTAATTTAACTGTTCCATTACATAAACAAAGTAAGTCATCACTTACAAAAAATGGTATAGAATTTTTAAGAAAAAAATCTATAGAAAACAATAAAGCTTTATTAGAATTTGTTGATAAAATTAAAGAAGCGGGAGTTGGTATAGATGAGTCTGTAGCACTTATGATTTCTATGAATAATAATCCTAAAGGTTTAATTAGATCTGCTGGTATTTATGATTTTTTACCTGATAACATATTAGATAAAGACGGAAATGCAATAATAAAAGGAATATATAGATTAGAACATATGACTCCAGCTGTTGGTATAGCTATGGCTGCTGTAGATTATATGCATAATCCACAAGGCAATAAAGCTGATTTTAAAAAGTTGTTACAATCATATAGAATAGCACATATACCTATAAAGTATGATGATATGGTAAATAAAGTTTATAAACAACATATGCCATCATATTTTAAAATAGGTGATTCATCTTTAATTAGATACTTTAATTTTGAAATACCCGGATTTGATTTAAAATTAAGAGAGTTATCAACAGGTAATGTATATGATAAAAACTTTTATAAAGATAATACACAGCAAAAGTTAGCTAAAGAAGGTATAGAAAAAACTTATGATACAGATCTTGCTTCTAAAAAATTAAGTGAAGAGTTCAATATAATATTAGAAGAAACTACAGGTAAAGATAGAAATGCAAAATATTCTGAATCTAGAGCTAATATGCTTGGTAAAAAGAACAATCCTTTTAAATTTTTTGTTCCTTATTCAGCAGAAGATTATATGGGCCTTGTATATGTAACACTTGGTAAAGGAAAAGTTGGTGAGCAACAGTTGCAATGGTATAAAGATAATATTATAGCACCTTACGCTAGAGGTATTTCTGAATATGAAAGCGCTAAACAAGTTACGTTAGATGCATGGAATAATCTTAAAGGTAAAATTAAAAATACACCTGCTAATTTAAGACAAGAAGCAGTTAGAGGTTTTGATAATCAAAATGCTGTAAGATTATATATATGGAATAAACAAAATATGTTACCCGAAGGTACTGCTAAAAAAGATATTGATGCTATTGTTAAACATGTTGAAAAAAATAGTGAACTATTAAATTTTGCAAATCAAATCCAACAATTATTAGGTAATGCATATCCTAAACCTTCTTCTGATTGGTTAGCTGGTACTATAACAACGGATATAATTCAAGATTTAGATAATGTTAAAAGAAAAGATTTTTTAAAAGACTGGAGAGAAGCTGTTGAAACTGTGTATAGCAAAGAAAATTTAAATAAACTTAAAGCTATATATGGTGATAATTATGTAGAAGCTTTAAAAGATATGCTTTACAGAATGGCAACCGGAAGTAATAGACCTACCGGACAAAATAAAATAGCTAATCAATGGTTAAACTGGCTAAATAATTCTGTGGGTGGTATAATGTTCTTTAATAGTAGATCTGCACTTCTTCAAACATTATCTGCTGTAAACTATACAAATTTTAGTGATAATAATCCTTTAAGAATTGCACAAGCTTTTGCTAATCAACCACAATTTTGGAAAGACTTTAGTTTTCTTTTTAACTCAGATTTTCTAAAACAAAGAAGAGGTGGCTTACAAACAGATGTTAATGCTGATGAAATAGCAAAAGCAGCTGAATTGTCTAATAATAAGTATAGAGCCGGTATTGCTTATATACTTAAAAAAGGATTTATACCAACTCAATTTGCAGATAGTTTTGCAATATCTTTTGGTGGTGCTACATTTTATAGAAATAGAATTAGATCTCTTATGAAAGAAGGTATGGATCAAAAGCAAGCTGAAGAACAAGCATATTTAGATTGGAAAGAGCTTTCTGAAGAAGCTCAACAATCCTCTCGACCAGATAGAGTTTCTATGCAACAAGCAAGCCCTTTAGGACGCGTTGTGCTAGCTTTTGCTAACACACCTATACAATATACTAGATTGATGAAAAAAGCTATTCTAGACTTAAAAAACAAAAGAGGCGATTGGAAAACAAATGTTTCTAAAATTGTATGGTACGGTGCTGTTCAAAATATTATATTTACAGGTTTACAAAATGCTTTATTTGCTTTAATGTATGGAGATGATGAAGAAGATGAAAAGGCTAGAGAAATGGCTAAAAAGAATAAGTATCTTAGATCTGCAAATAGTATATTTGATACTTTATTAAGAGGTATGGGATTAGCTGGGGCCGTTGCTGTTACAGCAAAAAATGTTATACAGGATATTATTTTACAAACATATGGTAAAGAGTTAGGTTTGAAAAAAACTAATAGAAAAGATTATCAAAAATCTTTTATGGAAATTACAACTCTTTCTCCACCGTTAGATTCTAAAATAAGTAAACTAATGTCAGTAGGGCGTGCTTTTCAATATAAACAAGAATTAGAAAAAATGAAAACGTTGCCTTTATATAATATTAATAATCCAGCATTAATGGCAGCAGGACAACTTTCTTCTGCAATAATTAATTTACCTGCAGATAGAGTATTGCAAAAAGCTAGAAATTTAAAATTAGCTATGGATAAAGATACTGAAGCGTGGCAATCTATAGCTTTATCTTTAGGTTTTAATCAGTGGGATTTATTAATGGAAGACCCTATTAAAAGAGATTATCCAGAAATATTTAAAAAGAAAAAGAAAAAGAAAAAGAAAAAGAGCAGAAAAAGCTCGAGGATAGTAAGCCCTATTAAAAAATTAGAAAATTTACCTAATGGTGTACTTGGAAAAGCACATAAAGACGGCACAATACAAATCAGGGAAGGATTGCCAAAAGAAAAAAGAAAAAAAGTTATAGCACATGAGAAACAACATGTAAAAGATATGAAGTCTGGTAAATTAAACTATGATAATTCTTTTGTATATTGGATGGGTTGTAAATACCCTAGAACTAACGATAAAAAAATAATTTATAACGGGAAAGCTTTGCCTGAAGGGCATAGATCATTTCCTTGGGAAAAATCCGCAAATAAAGCAATATAATTATGAGAAATACACCATTACCTTCACTAAGCGCCTTTAGTGGTATAGAATCTTTAAGAAAAAAATCTAAGGAAGAAGAAAAAAAAATGAAAATTTCTTCACCTAATATTGATAATACTGTTGATGCAGAAAGAGAAAGACTTAGTAAAAATTTTGAATCCGCAAGAACTAAAAAAGAAAAAAGAAAACAAAAATTTGTAGATTCAAAAAAAGATATTAAAAAAGAAATAAGCTACACTCAAAGAGGTTTAATAAATGTAAGAACGTCTGATCTTGATAAAGATGGAAAGAAAGAAGCTGCTTTTAGAGATAGAAAAAAAGCTTTAAGAATGAAATTACAAAAAGCTAGATTAGACGAAAGAAAGAAAAGAGCAGAAGATAGAAAACAACAATGGGCTGAAAAACAGTTTATGAAAGGTAAATATGATAGCGTAGATGCTGCAAAATCTAGATTTCAATCTGTGCAAGATATGACAGTAAAAGATAAAGAAAATAGAGAAAATTTATTTAAAACAAATAAATTTTACGACGGAGGAGGCGAAGAAGATAGTAATAACCCTGAGGTTGAAGCTTCAGAAAACGCAGAGGTAAGCTTAACTAATAACGTGCAAGATAATAATTTAACAAAAGAAAAAAAAATAATTGGCACAATGTATAAAGGTGAGTATTAAAAAAAGGGGCTGTTTAGGCCCCTTTATTTGTTTAAAAGAATAATAATCCAACAACAAAACCAAACACCGGGCCTAGTAATGCCCATACTTTATATAGTTTTATTATTTTATTTTCTGAAGAAGAATAAATATTATCTCCTGTATCTAAATTTAAAGATTCAATTTTATCTTCTAATTCTTTTATTTTTGCTTTTGCATCAGCAAATGTAAATCGCTTTCCCATATTATTAATTTATATTAACCATCGCAGCTTAAACAATTAGGATCCATAGCTGCTGCGGCTATATCTCCTCTCAGTACAGACTCAGTACGCATATAATACAAAGTTTTTATGCCATGTTTCCATGCTTCCATATGTACTTGATTTATCCAACGTGGAGTTGCCTCAGAAGGAAAAGCAAGATTAAGTGATACTGATTGATCAATATAATCTTGTCTTATACCTGCTTGTCTAACTAACTCTAGTTGATTTATTTCTTTAAATGTTTTGAACACGTTTTTAACTGGCTCTCCATCTTCTTGATTGAGTCTTCCTCTTTCGTCATAATACCATCCTTTAAGTGCGTCGATTGCCTGAACAGATCCACCATCGGCAAGTATCTTATCCCATGTATCTTTGTTATCAATCCCAATTTTTCTTAATACTTTTTTAAGTTCGTTATTTTTTCTAATAAATGTACCTTTAGCAGATTGCTCTGTAAATACATTTGCAGCCCAAGGTTCAATACCCGGTGAAACATTACCTGCTAATTTAGAATTACTTACAGTTGGTGCTATAGCACGAAGATGTGTATTTCTAAATCCTGTACCTACACACCAAAGAGGTTCACCATATATTTCAGCAAGCGCTCTTGAAGCACGCTCAGTTTCAATTTTTATTTTTGAAAATATTTCACGTGTTTTAAACTGTGCTAATAAACTTTCATAAGCAATACCTTTATTTTGTAATAAGCTATGCCACCCAAGTACACCTAACCCAACGGCTCTTCCCTTTTCAGCAGATCTTACTGCATTTTCAAAACCTTTCATGTTTTTAGCTTTTTGAATAAATTCTTCAAGAACTCCATCTAAAAACCATGTAGCATCATATATAAGATTTGTATTTTTCCATTCATCATATTTGTCTAAATTAACAGAAGATAAGCAGCATACAAAGCTATGAGACTCATCTGTATGCAATACTATTTCACTGCATATATTAGTCATATGAACTTTTAAACTATTTTTCTTATATGCTTCTGGATTAGCTTTGTTTGTATTTCCTTTAAATAAGATATATGGTTCTCCAGTGGCTTTACGCTTTTGGATAAGCTTTGACCATCTTTGCCTAGCTTCTGGATCTCCTCCTTCAAGCTTTCGCATAAACTTATCACCAACAACAGCACACTGGTGCAAGTTAAGTGATTGTCTATTGACATCTCCTTTAGGTTCTCTAATTTCAAGCCATTCGAGAAAATCGTTATGTTCAATATTGATATTAACGCTTGCAGCTCCTCTTCTAACGGAGCCTTGGTTGGTTGCGAGTATAGTTGAGTCGTATATTTTGCAAAAAGGGACAACGCCGTCTGAAGTTCCATTACCTGTAATTTTAGCACCGGCAGGACGAATCATATTAACTCCGATACCTACACCCCCGCCGTGTTTTGCAAGTAACATCATTTCTAAATTTTTATTACCTATATCTTGAATGCTATCTGCAACATCAATTCCAAAACAACTTATAGGTAAACCTCTGTCTGCACCTGTATTAGAAAGTACAGGAGAAGCTAAACACAACCATCCTTTCCATATATAATCAAAAAATTTATCTGCAAGTTCTGGTTTATATAAACGCTTTGCTATAGTTTTAGCAACACGTGTATAAGCATCACGAGGTGATTCACCATTTATAAGATAGCCACCTGATATAGTTTTTTTGTAAACATCATTATCACCCCATGAAGGATAATCTTTACCCTTAACCCAATTGTTATTCCACATTATTTTTATTATTTAAATTTTTTACCAGATATCTTCAAAATCTTCTCCTTCGTTAGCTTTTGAGTAATCAGTCGGACGAACAGCAAAGAAATCAGTATGAGTGTGCCCCCCGGTAAGATGGTAGAACCAGTCAAGATTGCTCGCTGCAATTTTGTCGTATTCAAAGTAGGTCCCACTGTTTGAGTAACCGAGTTCAACAATTTTTTCGTTGAGACGTTTTCTGATAAATTGTTTAAGGTCGTATGCACTGAGGTTTTCAATGTCTCCTTGTTCAAACATTTTATCAATGTATCTTTCTTCTGCTTTAAGCATTGTTTTTGCTGCTTTAATAACGTGTGTATAGCAATCATTTTGTAATCCTTTAATTTCTTGGCACATATGCCTAAATAGTTGACATCCCATTTTAGAATGTAATGACTCATCTCTTACACTCCATTTCATTTGTTGTCCGATACCCTTAAGTAAATTACGTAACTGAAAAGAATATAAAACAGCAAAGGCAGAATATAAAGAAACCCCTTCCGCAAAAGCACTAAATACAGCAAGTGACTTGCCAATCCCAATTGGATCAGTGCCACTATAGCTAACAAGATTATCAAACCGTGCAGCTGTTGCAGGTTCGTGTAAAAACGCTTCAAAATTTTCAAGACCAAGTGTTTCATTTAAATAAGAATATGCTACTGCGTGAATTGTTTCTTGTGAGCCAAACATCATGGCCATTTGTTGGATTTCATGTTTAGGAAACCACGATACAACTTTTTGGGTCCAATAATCAGAAACCGCACACTCCGTTTGTGCAAATCCCAAAAGTATATTTCCAACCAAGTTCTTCTCTGCTTTGGTAAGTTTTTCATTCCAATCTTTGACGTCACCTGACATTGGTATCTCTGTGTGAAGCCAAAAAGCTTGCGCTTGTTTAAGCCAACCTTCTGTATAATATTCCGGATATTCAAAAGGTTTATAAGGTATTCTTTCATTGAATAGACTCATCTTTTTTCTTTTTCTTATATTGTTCTTTTAATTTATCTAATGCTTTATCGTAACCAGGAAGCTTTTTAACTAACTCCATTGTACCAACACTTAAATCTTTTAAATGTGTAAGTTCTTGTACAACTCTATTCATTGCAGCTCCTATAGTTTCAATTTTATTGCGCATTTCTATTAGCTTAGTTTCCTTCATTAAAATATTTATTTAATGTTTTAATTCTATCGTCAGCATCAACTAACATTTGTAATGCTTGCTCTGCATTTTTGTAATAGTCATCAGTTGAGTGATCACCAATACCTGCAGCTTTATTGCTTAATAAATCTAAACTAAGCAATGCTTTTGTTTTATCTGCTTCAGCAGACTTTAATAACATATTATATAATTGTGAGTACATCTTTACTAAGTATTATAGGACTCGCATCCTTATTATTTTTAACTTCTATATGTGTTTCTTTAATGGTAATAATAGGATCTATTGGTTCCATTATTCTTCTAATAACTTTACCGTATTGATCCCTAATTACTTTCTTTTTAGAAAATAATCGTTTGTAATTTTTTAAAACGTATTCTTTTAATTTTTCTTCATTCATAATGTACGGTTATACATAATTCTATAAGTGGTAAATAAAATACATGCTCTATAAAATCTTTCTCAGGATAGCTTCTTACTCCTATAACAATACCTGGATATAAACCTAAACTAACTTCCCATCCTGCTATTTTCATTTAAATAGTAATTTAACATTTTCATATGGAAAGATATTCTTTCGCTATAGTGTTCCTGTAGACTGAACTCCATATTTTCTGTGCAATCTAACAATTTCTCCATATTTAATAATTTTATTTTTAAGTAATTTTTTAATTTCTTTTTCTAATAATCTTTTAGTATACATTAACCGCGCTTTCTTTTTCTCGATTCTTTGATCAATGCTATTGTCAAATCCACTTCCTTCTGATTTTGCGGCTTGTAAAGTATCTTTCCAATATTGTTTTTCGTAAGCCATAATTTAAATAATTTCCAGCGTAAAGGAAAAGATTCGTTTGGTCTTCCTTTACATTCTATTATATAATCTTTACCAATAAAATCAGGTGTATATTTTATACCTAATATTTTTTTAGTACCTCTATTTATATATTCTCCTTTACCATTAGCTTGCTTTTCATAACTTGTATTAGGAAATTGAAATGAAGTTATTAATTCAAATGTTTCATTTTCATATCCTTCAAACAGTTTACTTTTTTTTAAAGCTATGTAAGTGTATCTTTCAAGCCCTGATGCAAATTTAATACCATCATAAGATATTTTTTTAGCTTGTACAGGGCCTCTCTTCTTACTTCTTTTCATGTAGTACTCTGTGTCCAGCTAGATTCAGGATATTTACTTATTTTTTTATCCTCTTCAATTAATACAGCTCTAATCTTTTCAATATAGTTAGCAGCATCCATAAGCTCTTCTTGTAAATGATTAAGCCAAGTATCAAGTGATTGTTCGTCTTTATCTAAACCAACACCATACTTTTTATAACCTGCTTCAGCACGCTTTTGAATTTTATCAATTACTCTATTAATTATTTTATCGTTTACTTTACTCATCTTTTACAAATGTTCCGTTAACCATTTTACCTGTTCTTTTTGATATTACATTAAATGATTCATCAATGCAATCTTCAATTCTAAATCCTTCAAGCTCTGAAAGATTAGCAAGTACTATTACCATATCACCAATAGCATCTTTTATTTCAGCTTTATCTTGTTTTAATAATGCTTGTGCAAGTTCTCCTGCTTCCTCCATTAATTTAACATACTGAGTCTTACTATCGCCTTTTTGATAAAGGTTACGATCTTTAGCCCAGTCTCTTATCTTATTAAATGCTGATGTACTATTAGGCTTAAATGCTTTAGTAAAAGCTTTATTATAAATATAACAAGTACCAGGACCAAACTGACTTGCATGTACATTAGTTAATATCCAATCAATATAATCTTGATTATTTAATTCAAATACACCTTCAGGTAACTCTAATGTAATACCTCTTAAGTATTCAGCATTAATATCGCTAGGTGATATTTTAAATGTTGTTGTTGCTTGTGACGAACTGTGTTTATTCATTTTTTTACGAAATAAGTCTTTATATAATTTAATATCTGTTTTATATTTAAGTTCTTTTTGCAGATTTCTTTCAGCTTCAGAAGCTTCTACTATATCATCTGTTTCATATAGTATATCATATTCACCAGGTTTATAACCTTGTTCTTCTTCAACACGTTTTTTAACATTAGTTGTGCAACCAATCTTAACTCCGGGTATGTGGTATATTTTATATTTACCAGTTTTTAATTCTATCATGTATTTAATTTTGCTTTAATTGGTGGATGTGGATTATAATTTTTTATTTTAATCATATCAGATGTTGGTATTACTATATACTCTCTTACTCCTTGTTCAATAGTAAGTCCGAGAGAAATATCAACATTAGGTAATTTCCTGAAATCATTATCCAGTTGTTGTTTAGCTTGTTCGATATGATTATTATACAAATGACAATCGCCAAGGGAAGCAATAAGTTGCCCTTCTTTATAGTTATTGCCTTTAGCCAATAGCTTGAGCAATAAACCATACATTGCAATATCATAAGGTAAGCCAAGAAACACATCAACTGATCTTTGTTGCCACATAAGATTAAGTTTGCCATCATTTATATATACTTGAAAGCAATAGTGGCAAGGTGGCAACACCATATCGTCCAAATCATTGGGATTCCATAAGCTTGCCATAATGCGCCGCGAGCTTGGTTCTTCTTTAATTTGGATGAGTATTCTTTTAAGCTGATCAATACCATTGAAGTCCCTAAGCTGCTTGCCGTAAACAGGACCAAGCGTGCTATCAGTTCTACCTGATCGATTATAATCATCGTTCCAGTAATTAACACCATTAGACTGAAGGTAACGCAAATCAGTGCGGCCTTGTAATATCCATAATAATTCCGTAACTGCATGTTTAAAATATATTTTTTTAGTTGTTAATAGCGGAAAACCTAAAGCCATATCGTGCTTTATTATTCTACCAAATACTGATTTAGTACCAGTACCTGTTCTATCTTCCTTATCTTTACCGTTATATAATACACCAGCTAATAAGCTTCTATACTCGTCTTGTATGTTTATCATAGTAGTATTTACACATTTCATAATATTCAGACCAAATAGAATATTTATCATATACATTTGGTGCATAATATATTTTTTCACCTTTTTTATATGGACCTAAAGCAATTGCTATTTTCCATTTACCTGGTTCATTATTAATACCATAAGGTGATATTCTTATATTATTATCTATACAATATTTTTGCCATTTCATTTGTTCATAAGATGCATTATGTGGTGGCATTTTATATGCATCTTTCTTTTTAGAACCTGTTAACCCACTTCCCATGGCATAATATCATTTGATACATCAAATACAGGTACATAGTTACCGCTAATATGATCCCATTTAAAATGAGCTTCAGCTTGATTTTCACCTAAGTTTTGAAACTTTACTTTAAGCACCTTAACTTTAACGGTTTTTTTATTATAATCGCGATGAACAAGTAAGCCATGATATGAAGCATCATACCATTCCCCACCACCTTTAATATTATACATATTTGGTTCATCAATTGTACCATCTTCTTTTTTATACATTTTAGTTGGGTGTGCAACTACAATAACAAGTACATCATATTTTTTAGCAAAAGCTTCTATACGAGTTAAGTATTCCATAGTTGCATCAGGTATACTCATATTAGCAGATCCATTCATTTTAATTTTATTATACGGATCTATAACTAAACATTTAATACCTTTTCTTTTAACGAGCTGCGCTCCTTTATTTAATACAGAATCTAAATCATATCTTTCATTTTCAATGAAAAAGAAATTATCATTCACAACATTTGCAACTTCATTCCATTTATCTGAACCTATATCATTTTTATTTGGCATCCAATTACCAATCTTACGCATTAGCTTATGTGCATGTAAGAATGTAGGTTTATTTTCTGGAGATGCAAATGCTGTTTTCCAACCATACTTTTGTTGATAACCAACAATCATTCTATCTACAAAATCAGATTTACCTGAACTCGGTACACCTGTTACTGTAATAAATTGGCCTGTATAAGTTGAAAATATATTATCAAAATTATCAAGACCAATTTGGTAGCCTGGTTTAAATCCTTCATGAATAAATTCCTGCAGCTCATCATCAATATCATTTAACGTTATTACGTTTTCAATAGGAACAGGACTAGCGTTTTTAATAACATCATTGAGCTTAGCGCTGCTGTTGTGTAACAAAAAATCATTAGCGTCTTTGTAAATTCCGAAATCACACGTAAAACACGTTTCAGCTCCGAGTCTGCGAATAAGCTCTTGCTTAAGGTTTTCACCCGCCTCATCTTGATCAACCGCAATAATGATCTTTTCTTTTCCTTCGAGATAATCAATGCAGCTGTCCAAGTAATCAAGGTTATTATTATTAATTGTAGCTCCGTTTGGTACACTGATGACAGATTTGATACCCACTTCAACAAAAGATAAAGCATCAATCTCTCCTTCCACAATAACCACATAGTCGTGCCCAATAGTAGAGTCAATATTATAAAAGATTTTTTCGGCTCCTTTAACCAGTTTAAAATTTTTCTTACCATCTCTATACTTTATGTTAATTAATTCATTGTTAATAAAGTAATTGAATTGTATTGTATTCTCTTCTTTACCAGTTTGAGGCATCCATTCTTTACCTTCAGTAATTTTCATTTTTACTAAAGTGTTATTTGAAATACCTCTGCTCTCAAACCACTTAATTACTTTGTCACTTAAAAGTGGATTGGCTATTGTTTTAGGCTTAGTATAAACTTTATCGTTACCACCTTTTCTTTTGAACGTATGTAATTGAAATACTTCATTACAATTCATACATGTACCAAGACCTCTATCCCAATCGTACATAGCACATTTAGCTTTACGATTTTGTGGTTTACGATTAGCAGAGCAAAGAGGGCATATACCCTCTCGCTTGCCAACCTCTAATTTATATTGATTGAATGTATCAATCTGAAAACCATTAATCTCGGTTTTGTTCATTAGAATGGTAAATCTGGTTCGTTAGACTTAGACTCAAAAGTATTTGTAGCAGGTGCCGGTGATGCAACATTTTTATTAGTTGTATCAACATTTTGGCCGTCTGTCCATATGACTTTAACGTTACCTAAATATTCTTTTGGTATACTTGCATCTCTTTCATCTTTAGTTTGTTCAGTCATTATATAGCCTGAATCACCATATTCACCAACCTCGTTATTTATAACGACGGTAACTGGATAGTATTTACCCTTCTTGCCTTCATAAATTTTATCTTTATTTATTTTAGATAAATTTATATTACCAGATATAATACTTGCCATATTAATATGTAGATATTTGATTAAACATTCTTCTAAGCTGTGTTTTACTAGCTCCAGTAGTTCTTCTTATATTATCTACAGCTTTTACATGAGATTGATTAGTATAAAAATTATTCATACTAGTCGTGACTCCTGTTACATCACAAGTTCTTTTTCTAGTTCTTGCCATAAAATTAAATTAAAGTGTTTTAGTTAAAAAATATTGGTTAAGGTCAACACCACTGTCAACAAAAAATTCGTTGTAAGCTTGTACTGCCTTAGCCACTTTATTCTGCCCTGATTGTAAAAAATCAGCACTACAATCAAATAGGCCTAATTGATGAGTTGATTTATCTATTACAATAAATACTAACTCATATCCAAACATTTTACTATAAATATATGCTTGGCTATCATAGTTAAACTTATAAGCTGAACTATGAAAAGAAGATATATTACTTGTAGTTTTTAAATCAACTAATAACTGTTGACTATGATTTACAATATCTGCTTTACCTTTCCATAGTAAAGATTCTAATTCAACTATTCCGGGTTGTTCATATTCAACCTTTCCTTCTTGTATTAATTCTTTAAACAAATCAATACTTAAAACTTTATCACGCATTAACGCAATTTCATCTGCTTCTTTTTCTAATAAACAAATATCACCATCAGATAGTTCTTTATATAGTTTTGTATTTCTGCTGGTTGTTGGTATAATTTTATACTTATCTAATTTATTAGGTTCTAATATACATGTGTGAAAATATCCTCCAATAACTAATGCTGTACTGGGTTTTGTTTCTTTTTTAAAGTTAATAGGATTATTAATTAAAGCGTTTATATCACTGTTTGATAAAAACTGTTTACCAAAATCGCCATAATAATGCTCGTCATCTTTTAACTTTTTAAGTATTTCTTTTTTATTCACTCAATTGTACTCTAACATCGTCAGAGATTGTATATTTATCTTCAAGTGTTTTCATTAATCCACCATTTGCTAAAAACTTTTTAGCTTGAGCTAAATTATTAGAATCAATAGAAGGCTTTTCAGAAGCTTTAATTTTATTCTTTAATGTTTGTACCTTATTAGAATAATTATGTTGATTAGTAGCATCAGAATCAGCTGTATCGTCAATTAACAGAAGATTACCAAGTGCATATTTTTTACCATACGATGATGCACTACCAAATCTTTGTGGCATTTGTTGGCCTTTTGCGGTTAAATCAACACCTACTATTGCTGTAGCTAAAATTTTATCACCAGATTTATTATCTATAATTCTAGCAGCTGAATGTATTATAGGAAATTCACCAGTAGTTAAATTTTCTTCAACTGTAAAATGTACATCATACTTATCATTAAATGGTTTTAATGCTTCAAGTATGTCTTCAGCTGACCTGAAGTTATATTTGCCAAAAGAATTATATCTTGATTTTTTGGCTTTAAATTCAAATTGTATTTTACTTAATTTTTCTCTTATATTCATTTGATTCAATTATTTTATAACCGGTATATAATCCATTTTTGTAATAAGTTATAATACCATCACCTATTACATAATTAGTTTCGCTATTTATATTATCACGAGCTTTCATAGTTTGTAACGTATTTTATGAAATTAAATCATAAATAATATTATTCTTTTTAAATAATCTTTTATGTTTTATATCATCTAATTTACCAAAAACACAAAACGAACTTTTGTCAACTTCAATGTCTTTGTATATATTCTTTTCTTTATTAACACCTTTACCTGATAAACGGTTAGATTTAATATTTAAATATTTAGACCCTGAAATAGCTTTTACATGGCTAACTGTATAATTAGGGTTTTTAAAATGTAGGTTCTGGTCGTTATGCATAGACTCAGAATTATCTTGTTTTATATATTGCATCTCGTCTATTGTAGACGGTAAAAATTGGTATTTAGTTTTAAATTTATTCATAAGAGTACATAATTAATATAGTACAAAATTTGTATTATGAGACGTTAATTTTGATAAATCTTTAAATGTTTTTCAGCATATAGATGTACCATTGAAGAACTTTTTATGCCGTGTATAGCAACGAAGTGTGCTAACTCTTTTAAAGCCAGCTCGTTAGATTTTAATTTAGCTAATATACGTTGCTTTTGCTTTCTAACATTTTCAACACGTATGCCAAAATAATTAGCAATATCAATCATCTTTTTAGGCTTAGAGTAAATATCATCTAATCCAAAAAACATTTTTAACATTAAATGTTGCTTAGGTAAATATTTTTTAGACCATCCATCTAAATACTCACCTAATTTATCATAACTATATTCATAAATCTCTTCTTCAACCATATTAATAATAGAACTATCAAACCAATGTGGAAATAGTTTAGTTATATACCCAAAACCACCGGTTATTTTCTTTTGTTCTTCATTACTCCATATACCTTTAATAGGTCTTTTAGTACCATCTGCATTAACTTTTATTCTATCTTTAAGAATACCAGTAATACTTTTTTTAAGATATTTAGAAATAGTTTTTTGCTTTTCAACTTTATCTTTAATATCATTAACTATATTCCATTTTATATTACGCCATGATATAAGTAAAGCTAAATAACCTTCTTGAGTTAAATCATTTAAATCAACAACGCCTACAGCTCCATAATCTTTAGAAAAACTATTAGCTATATTTATTGCCATTTTATAATATTCAAATGGAATATCAGTATTAGATTTTTTAACTTTTTCAAGTGTTGCAATATTTAACGAATATATTTTTTTATTAAAATTTTTCATCTACGTTTTTTCTTATTGCTTTTTCTTTCAGCTTTAATTTTATCTGCTATTTTAAAAGCATTAGTTTTTATAAAATGTGTATATATTTTTTTACTCATATCAATCAATTTTATATATCCAAGTTAATCCTTTATCATTAAACCATACCCAATCTCGGTTATGTTTATCAAATCCTTTTGGTATCTCACCGATTTTGTAAGGTTTAAATTTAATTTTTATACCTATTTTAGGTTTTATTAATGTTCTTGTTTTTTTCATATTACGTCTTTAAAATTTATTTCATCGTACCATTCCCATTCACAATTAGGATAACTATCAATAATAGAATTAATAGTTGCTTCCTGTACTTTATGAGAAACGTCAGTATTAATTATATAAGTTTTATTATTTATTATTAGCTTACCTAGACTCATCTCTAAAATGTTTTTGATATAACAAAAATATAATTATTTTTAATACTGTACCAAATAAAATGCCAACTGCAATTGGTAATTTTATTTGTACTATAAATGCAATCGTACCGACCGCAAGTCCATCAAACATAAACATAATACCCATGAGTATCAGCACGTTACGTTTAAATGTATCACCAAGAATGCATACTAAATATGCAGTTAGTGCAAAGAAAGATGCTATAGATATACTACTCATAGTTTCTAATTGTTTTAGCTCTTGGAAATCTGTAAGCTCCAGCTGGAGTTCTTTCAAAGAATTCAAATGTTAATAGCTTACCAATATATTTTTTTCTAGCTTGCCACATTTGTTTTCTGTTTTCAATAGTTAGTGTAGGCCAAGGTATTTCAACTTCTCTACCGTCTTTATCAACAGCTAGCCATTTACCAAGACCATTAGCAAACTTACCTTTACCTTCAACATAACCTGTAATAGTTGCTTCAGTATCCGACCAGTCTTTTATTTTCATTAGATTATTACTTCGTTTAGTTTCATAAGGAGTATTGTATCTAAGTATTGAACCTTCAAAACCTAAATCTTTAAACTCATTGTGGTAGTCTTTTATTTCTGTATCTGAAGTAACTTCATACGTAGGAACTGTTTTAATTGAACGCCACTTGTAATATTCTTTATATCCTGTAATTCTTTCACTTCTTTTTTGAAATAAAATAGTATTACTTAAACTTTGATGTGTATTAATATTTGAATCAGGAATAAACTGGTCATAGCAATGAAACTGTAAATACATTGCAGATTCAAATTTATCAGCTTGCGTTGGCTTTTGCTTTTTAACAAGTGATATAATTTTGTTAAAATCATTTTTAAATTTATGATTGTACAACTCGCCGTCAAGTATTCTATCAGGATAATCTTTAAAGAAAGATTGTAATGTAGTTGTAATATGTTTACAATTTTTAAATGGTTTATGGTTTCTGCTAAATGCACCGTCTTTAGTTATATAGCATCTAACACCATCTAGTTTTGGCTGTATAAAGTTTTTAATGTCTAACCGTCTATTCATAGGGTCGAACTCTTTAGCCAGCATTACGTTAAAGTTTGTCATATTCTTTTTTAATTCTTTCATATATTTCATTTAATTCTATTACTAATTCATATTTTTCGTCAGCTAATAATTTAGCTCGTTTAGCTTCTAAATCTATTAGTTGAGCTTTTAGCATATCTTTTTTAGAAGGATGTCTAATATTTCCAAAACCATCAACCTCTGCTTCAAAGAATTCTTTAGGAGTCATAGGTTTAAAGTCTTGTTGTATTCTATTGTCAAACTCTTCTAAAATTTTATCTGCTACTAATTGTGCTAATTTTTCTAAATCTTTACGAGTCATGATTTACAATTATAGTATACATATATTTTAATAATTTTTGTTTTCTAGTTAAGCATTCAACTTGCTTAGCAATTTCTTCTTTAGTAGGCCCAAAAAATGAATCAGGAGTCATATTCTCCCAGTCTTTTATCTTTTCATCTAAAGGACCTTGCCTACTCATAATGTATATAAGTGCTTGACCTTTCAAATCGTCGTGGTCAAGCTTTAAGTGTTTTTCTCTTAACATATTAATCTTCTTTTTGTTCTAGCCATTCAATTACTTCTTGTTCAGGCAGATAAGATTCAGCATCTATATATATTCTTACTTCACTGCCATAGCCTAAGTCGTGGCATGTTTCTTCTATTCTATCCATAATAGTATCAAATTGAGGTTCATAATAATATACATCATTTTCCCAATCAATATTTCTAGCGTCGTTTGTTAATACATGTAATGTATAATCATCAGCAGTATACCATTCAGACATTTCTAAATCTGGGTTACTCAAATCGTCTTTAATTACAACGATGCTATCATACTTATTGCTTAAGTATTTTTCTAATTTATTTATATAATCCATTTTATTTAATTTAAAGTTAGAGCGAAAAGTGGGAATCGAACCCACAACCTTTAGATTGGAAATCTAATGCTCTGCCAGTTGAGCTATTTTCGCATAAGGAGGCGGATGAAACTAGGAATGACAGAGATGCACTCAGCGCCTTACACTCTTAATCTGTTTATATCATCTTTCTACCTTTCGGCTTCCTGACTACCTCCAATATGAAAACGACGGTTTGATTGCATTGGTATTTTAAATTGTACCGCGTTCAGGTATATTCGTTTTCATTAGGTGCGCGGGGTGGATTCGAACCACCGACCTCGAGTTTATGAGACTCGCGAGCTGTCCCGCTGCTCTACCGCGCAATATTATATCGTTTCCAATATTCTATTTCAAACAATTCAATTTGTTCTTTTGACATTTTTAATAGAACATTTTTTTTATTTCTTCTTTTTTTAATCAACGTACTCTTCATCTATTTCATCTTTTAACCATTCTTTTTTAGAATCTAATTCCATAATTTTGATTGTCATATAGTCAATTACATTTTGAACTGAAAACTTTTTAGATTTCATAAGTTTAGGATATACTTTTTCAATAGCATATTCAACTGAGAATGTATCTATATGTTGTTCAACATTATTTTTTAAATCTATTATATCTGCATAATTTTTTAAGTCTATTTTATTCATATTTATTTAATTTTATTATATTATCGTTTTAATTTTAATTTGTAACGTATTATGTATAGCAAATTATATTATATATAATTTTAGTACACAATAAATATATGTTATAATGTATATAACAAAAAACATATTACCTATTATTCTATCATCTATCATTTTCTTCTCCAAGATTTATGTACTAAATTACTTAATTCTTGCGATACGATTTGAATACTATTTCCAGTTTTATGTTCTATTATAGGTACATAACTAACTTGCTGAACGTCAGAGCATTGCACACATTTATTATAACCTAACTCTATTCTAACTGGGTGTAGTACTGAACCACATCTACAAAATTTATTCATATTATTTTAAATTTAATTTAAAGTAAATATTTTTTATGACCGGACCATAATTTTTATAGTCATCACTATTAAGTGCATTTTGCAATATATCGGTCAATAATTCTTTTTCTACTTTATTAAACATTTTTTAATTTATTTATTTCATTTATATCTTCAACTTCTAATTCGTTGAACATATCTATTATTTCTTTACTAATATTATCGTTGCTAATATAAGTTTGTAACGTATTTTTCATAATTATTTTATTTTTTTTAAAACACCACAAACCATACATACATAATGGTTTTCAGATGTTTTTATTAAAACATATTTATTGTTGCATTTATCACAACTATCCACAAATTTCTCTTGTTCCATCATTATTTATATCATATCTATCAACTTTCTTCCAACCATAATCAAGTATTTCATTACTAATATCATAAGTTATGACTTTACCATTTGTTTCCATCCACTGACAATTTGACGTATCATGGCCTTTATCTTCTAAAAATTGTTCAGCATCCTCACTATTTTTAAACCATTCCACTAATTCATATTGCCAAACATTTCCATGATAAGTTTCAAGAACTGTTATATATTTTTTATCTTTCATTATTTAAAATTTTTATTAAAGTTATCTTTATTATATGCATCTATAAACAAATCTGAATCAAATTTTAATTTAGGTACTTGTTTTAAATGTCTTTTATTATATATTAATTTACCTTGATAATTATCAATAAGAATTGCAATGCAATCTTGTTGTAGTATATCACATAAATCTTTTACTTTATCTTTTATTTCTTTTACAGAAGCGATTATTGAAGTTAAACCTACAAAAGTTGGTTCATCATTTCCTAAATACTTACCATTATCTACAAAGTAAGCATCGTCATATATTTTAAAACCAGCTTGTCTTAATAAAGTTGCAACACCATTTTCAGTATACATATGACCGTTAAGACCGATGTTAAACTCAACTTGAGTAATTTTTACACCACTTCCAATACAATTTTCTATTTTATTCATTTTACTTTATTGTTTAACCATTTATCTAATTCATAACTTTCAATATAATCAACTATATCGTCAGTTATATCTATATCATATTTATTAATTAATACTTGACACATTTCGATTGTATTCAAATATTCGTAGTTTTCAACTACATAATTTACTATATTTTCTATACTATCATTCATATCAACTATTTATAATTAATGTATCTAACACATGAAAACCACCTTTAATTAAACCTTCATACATTACAATTACCCATAAAGGTATAAAGATTGCACTTCCAACTATTGTTATTATATTTTCTAATTTTAATGTTTTATTTATTACTTTATTCATTTTATTTAATTTATTTATTATTATGTACCTGAATATGTCCAAGGATTATTTGAACAATACTCATCTATTTCTTTTTCTTCTTTATATATTTCATCTAGATTTTCAATTGTTTCATTAATTCTTTC